CGCCGTGAAGCGGAGTCCGTTCTGGAGATTCTGCTACCCATCCGGGAGAGCATGCCAGGGGAGTCGGAGGCTGTGGCGCGCGACCTAGCAGCCTTCCCGCTCTAGGGCCCTCCAGCCCTCCAGCCCTCCAGCCCTCCAGGGCCCGCCCTCCAGCAACGGGGGCGGGCCCTTCCTACGTCCGGGCTAATCGTTACGGATCGACAATTCTACAGCTATTCAGGCATTGCCAGCGCAACGGGGGGCTGGCATGGGGCTGGAGGGCCACCCCTTCAGAGAGGGCCAGGAAGGGGCCGCCAGGGCGGAGGGCCAGCCGATGGGGCTACCCTAGCGGGCCCCTTGCCAGGGCCACCCCCACGGGGCCCGGACGTGAGGGGCCCGGAGGGGGAGACCAGGGGGAGACGAGGGGCCAAGGGTCCGGGGGCCAGGGGGGCGCCCCTCTCCGCCCCGTGGCCAGGGGGAGGGCCGCGCGCGTTCCCTATCCGTTCCACCTAGCCGGCCCGATGCGGCACCACCGGACCATGCCTGCCTAGCATCGCCCTGGAGGGCCCTAGACCGGGTCCATTCTGGAGAGGTAGCCCCCTAACTCTACCTCTTCATCGCGCCTTCCTTGGCCCCTCCAGTGCGATGCCAAGGCCATGCCAGACCCCCTCCCCCCCCTCTAAAGTTAGGCTTGGATGAGGGCCTGGACCGGCCCGAGGTCAATTTTCCGCAGTCGGGGAAAAACGACAGGGGGGTTAACCTATTTTGGTTGGTGCGGAAGTCCTAAACCCCCTTCCCAGAGCGTCGAATGTGCGCTAACTGGGCATACCAACAGCGAGCGCCGATCCCATGGCCCATGACGGATATAAGACCTACCCAGACCCGCCGAAGTGGCGTCTTGCGGCCTTTGTGGTGGCCATGTTCTGGGTCAAGCACAGGGAGTTCTTGGCCGCACTGTTCTGGGCATACGCCTTCGTCACAGCGTTCGCCCTGCCCGTACTCCTGATCGTCCGGTAGCAGGCGCATGGTCCGTCGATGGAGTAGGTCTGGCGCCCCGTTGAGCGCTGAGCGCGCTTCGTGGCAGCGCCGTGTCGAAGGGCAGATCAGGGATGCGATGCACCAGCATCCCGAGTGGTTCAACGTCCGCAATGAGGCCGTGCGCCAGCGCATGCTGAGCAGCATTGCCAAGCGGATCGTTGGTGAGATCGTCGCTGGTCCGGCGAAGACTGGTGACGGTGGCTGAGGGCGTGGCAGCACCTGCTCCCCCAGCGGTGGGGCTCCCCTGGACGGCAGTCCAGAGGCGGTCTTGGCGGACCGCTGAGCCGGGCGTCGTGGATGTGAAACTGTGGCGCCAGGGAGGGGTGGTGGTCCTAGCTGCCACCCCTCTCATCAACCCCCAACGAAGGACGAGAAGATGAGCGACATGCTGAGGAATGCCATCTGGGACGCTGCGGCAAGGGAGCCGGCCGTCACGGCGGATATGGCGACAACGATCACAGCGAGGATCATGGCGCTGCTGCCGAAGGCTGGTCAGCCGTTGCCGCAGAAGGCCTGGGTGCTGATGCGGCGAGATAGCAGCGATCCGGTGATCCGCATCTACCTGAACGAGGATGACAAGCTGGAGGACGAGGAGCTTTTGGGGGAGGTCTACGCCTCCGGTGTCTATTTCGTGGAGGCCCAGGTCTTCCGGAGGGGGGAATGACCCAACGCCCCGGCGACTGGATGCAGACCTTCACCGGACGTGCCTTCTGGCCGCTCGATCCCCGGCCGGAAGAGGTCTGCCTGGAGGACATCGCCCACTCGCTCTCCCTGCGGTGTCGGTACGGCGGGCATGTGAAGCGCTTCTACAGCGTGGCGGAGCACTCGGTGTTGGTCAGCCGGCATGTCCCGCCCCAGCACGCCCTGTGGGGCCTGATGCACGATGCGGCTGAGGCCTACTCCGCCGACGTGCCCCGCCCGCTGAAGCGCTTCCTGCCGGACTGGAAGCCGATGGAGGCCAGGATCATGGCGGCCGTCTGCGAGCACTTCGGCATGGAGCCCGGCGAACCTAACGTCGTGAAGTGGGTGGACCTCTCCATTACGGGGGACGAGCGAGAGGCCCTTATGCAGCCGATGCTGGACCCTGGCATGGACTGGGGAGAGCTTCCGCCCCCACTGGGATGCGAGATCGAGGGGTTTGATCCTCACGTCGCCAAGCTCCTGTTTCTGGAGCGGTTCGCAGAGATCAAGGCGGGCGGGCGGTGAGCACCCCCTGGGACGAGAGCCTGACCCAAGCCCTGCAACAGGCTACCCAGGCCATGAAGCTGGAGGCCCTTCGCGGCGACGCAACGACCGAGAGTCTGACCGCGCGCACCATTCAGGCCTTCCTGACCGCCCTGCCACTGGATCGTAGCGGCCCGGCAACGCGGTATGTTCCGGGCGGCTCGTCGGCCTACGACCCTCGCGTGCTGGCCGGGCAGGTTGAGCGCCGGATCGTCCGCAAAGAGGTAGTTCTGAAGGCCTTCTGTGTCTCGTGGTGGCAGCGTCCATGCGAGCCCTACCGCGCCGAGTTCAAGGTCTGGCTGAAGGGAGCAGGGGCCGACGACTCGGATCAGAATTGGGGCGCAGCAGTGATGGCGGAGAGCCCCGAGGAAGCGAGAAGAATGGTGAGAGCGAGCATCCCCGAGGGGGATTTCCTCTACTTCGATTCCTGCGAGGAGCGGAGCCGGGAATGGTACTTCGTTCGCTCCGGGTATCGTCCAGGGCAGACTGGATGACGCAGGACGAGCTTGTCGCGGCCCGCTGCCCCTTCCACGTCGTGCAGCGGTCTTGCGGCGACCGGGCGACGGTGAAAGGCTTCTCTCGCCGCACTCCAGATGGCCGCGCCGTGGCGGTCGCGCATTTCGTGGAAGGGGGATGGATCGAGCTTGCGGACCTCCTCCGCCACTTCGACGTTATCAAGCCGGAAAGTCTGGTAAACGGGGCCCTTCATGGGTGACCGGGAACGAGAGGGGAACAGATAAGAACCATGCCGAAAATGGCGTTTGACGTAAATCTGGATCGTTCCGAGGACCCTGCGAGGATCAGCCCGGACGAAATGGTCCCTGGCAGGCATCGCTGGATCGGCATGAACCTCAGCTTCGGCTTTGTCGAGACCTGCCGCTGGTGCCTCAACAACCGCCCGTCCGATGGGTATGAGGGCCGGTGCCCCGGCATCGCGCAGATCAGCAGCAAGGGGCATGTGCTGAATGCCCGGTGAGGACTGGGAGCCAGCCTCCTCCGCCCCCCGAGGGCCGATGGCTCCGCACCAAGCGGGAGGGAGAACAGGGCGAGAACGTGACCATGCTCATGCGGCGGTGGGACGGCGAGGAGGAGTGGTGCGACCGGATGGGCCGGACCACCACCACGCATTCCACCTTCCTCCCACCAACCTACTGGAGGAATCCATGAGGGCTGACCTCCTCTCCAGCGCCGCCAAGGTGCAGCCTCCTGGCCGCCCTGAGATCAGGCTGACCTACATGGTGCAGGGCTGCTTTGGCACCCAGATCATCCGCCGAATCGCCACCACCGAGGAGGAGTTCCAGCACGACCTCCTGTCGTTCGGGCACGCCACCATGATGGTGAAAGCGGCCCCTCACCCCACCATTACGAAAGGCAGGCCATGATCCCCGGCCAGATCGACGGCTTCACGAACGTCCTTGGCGCCCCGAGAGAATGGGACGAAGCGAGGGACGGGCCCTGTGGGGCGCTCCACATCCGCCGCGACCCCGGCAATCGCCTCCTCTCCGCCTGGACGCCGACCCAGGACGAGCTTGCGGCCCTGAACGCAGGAGGATCGGTGATCCTGAGCGTCGTCGGCACCGGCCACCCTCCCGTCTGGATCGCGGTGGTAGCGCCGGACGGCAACTGGGTAGCGGATGGCGCAGGATGAGTGATGACCTGCGCGACATGACCGGCGCTGAGGAGCGATGGTGGAATATCCTGAAGGCGCATTTGCGAAAGCAGCCCAAGGGGATTGAGCTTCACGCGCGCGTCGGCGGGGCTGTTGGCATCGCGCCAGCCGGCACCCGTCTCGCGATCAACAAACGGGACGGAGACTCCGATAGGCTGGGCGAGGCCGAATGGGACTCCGTGGTGGTTCCGCGACTCGATGGCAGGGACAGTCAGTTATGAGCGGCAAGACCTCCTCCCAGGTCGTGGCGGACCGATACCGCGCGATGTCCCTGGAAGACCTGAAGGGGTACGAGAACAACGCCAGAACGCACGACGCCGAGCAGATCAAGATGCTGGAGGCGTCGCTTCTGGAGTACGGCTGGACCCGGCCCATCGGCGTGACGGACGGCGTGATCCGCGCTGGGCACGGCATATTCGAGGCGGCCCAGAACCTGCTGAAGGACGGCAAATGCCCTGCCTTCTGGCCGGACGCTTCCCAGGCCCCCGTGGTGGACCTGAGCCACCTGAGCGAGGCCCAGCGCCGCGCCTACGTCCTGGCGGACAATGAACTGGCGCTGCGATCCGCCTGGGATAAGGACGTCTTGACGTCGGAGGTCCGGGCCCTCCGCGACCTGGGCGCCAACCTGAACTCCATGGGCTTCCTCCCCGGCGAACTGGAGGACATGCTGAAGCCAGTCACGGCCGAAGACCTGAACGGGCCCGGCCCGGACGAAATGCCGGACGAGCCGCCCTTCGCGGTGGCGGAGCAGGGCGAGGTCTGGATCATGGGCCAGCACCGGCTGGTTGTGGGCGACCCTGCGGAGCCGTCCGTGATGGCCATGGTCCTGGGCAGCGTGAGGCCACACCTGATGGTCACGGAGGTCCCAGACGGCGGCGACGCACCGAAGGACGAGTCCGTGTGGACCGACTGGCGCGAGGCCATCACCATCTTCGGGGGCGACCTCGCCTATCTCTGGCACGATGGGCTGTTCACGGGGCGCGTCGCCGGCTCCCTCCAGAACTCCGGCTTCCTGCTGCGAGCCCAGATCATCTGGGACATGGACCGGAGCGTGGCGCGGGGGAGCGACTACCCCTGGCAGCACACGCCCTGCTGGTACGCGGCGCGCGAGAAGAAGCGCCGGCACTTCGGCGGCCGGGGTCAGTCCACCATCTGGCGCATCCCTGAGCCCGAGAAATCGGAAGGCGACAAGCGGGTGCGGCTGCCGGTGGAGTGCCTGAAGCGCTGCATCGAGAACAGCAGTAGCGCCGGGCAGGCCGTCTACGATCCGTTCCTGGGCGCCGGCACCACCATCATCGCGGCGGAGCTATCCGGGCGGTCCTGCCTGGGCGTGGCCAGCAAGCCGCTGGACGCGGACGTGGTCATCACGCGGTGGCAGCAGTTCAGCGGCTTGGCCGCCACCCTGGAGGGCGACGGCCGGACCTATGCCGAACTGAGGACGCTGCGCGCGATCAGGTCTTCGCCTGGGGCTTAGCCTGCCAGTGGATGCCTCGCGGACCGCATCGGCCCAGGTGCCGGCGGAGGCTGTCGCAGGTCTGCATCTGCGCCTCTATCGTGCCGGCGACCGCGTCCCGCTTGACCCACCGGAGGCCAGGATGGGCACACATCAGGGAGGAGGGGATGCCCAGCCACCAGCCCAGCGTGCGCCGGCTGTGGTGGCAGGTCACGCACGGTCGGCTCAGGTCTGGCTCCGGAGGTCTTGGCGGAGGCGGGGCGTAGGCCATCACGCGCCCTCCAGCGGGCCGTCCGTGAAGCCGATGTGGCCGTAGCCCGAGAGGACCACGATGAACCGGCCTTCGATCCCATAGGGCGCCAGCGTGATCATGTCGGACGTCACCTTGCGGTCGTATCGAGCGAGCGTGTCACCCAGCAGCTTCGTCAAAGCGGCCATGTCCGCGACTTCGACCCAAGGGCCCTCGCAATGGTTTGCGTGGTCGAGGAACTTAGTCACTCGTACTCCCCTTTGCCCCTGCGGTATTCAGCGGAAAGGGACCGCTCCTGATGGATGGCCACGGAGATCAGCATCCAGCAGACGAAAGCGATAGGGATGGCCCAAAGAAGCGAAACAGGCCAGCCGACCATCACTTGCCACCAAAGGAACGCCACGCAGCCTGCGAGACCAAGAACGATGATGGCGTGCAGGCAAAACACAGCCACCTTCCCGTTCCAGTCGAGGAAGCGGTTCACGCCAGATCGTCCGTCGTGGACGGGCGATCCACGGAGTCGTTCCCTCCCGCCGTGTGGCTGGACAGGAGGACGACGCCAATGACGGCGAGAGCGCCCATCTTGATGCCGGCCAGGGTGCTGATGATGCGCTTCATGACTTAGTCCTTGTCAGGAGGTTGATAAGCGCATTATGCGCTTTCCTGACGATGTCGCCAAGTGTTATCTTGGTGGCTGCATGGAGAGACAACCGATGACGCATGACCGACAGGCAAGTCTGCCCCAGCAGATTAATCCTGAGACGGCGGACCCGGCGACGCTGGTGGATCGGCTTCGCGGCATCTACCGTATCCCGATCCGCGACGGCCTTGGCGCAGTTGGTGCTGGCGAGGAGCCGGACAATCCTGACGAGTTTGTGCGTCACCATAAGACGCCGCCCATCCAGCACGCAGCAGCCAATGAGATTGAGCGGCTGCGGGCAGAAGTGCGCGGCTGGGAGCAGTGGGCCAAGCCACTGAATGACGCCAACGAGCACCTGAACAGCAAAATTGAGGAGGCTTGGGCTAGGGAAGCGGACCTTCGCGCCGCTCTGGGACTGAATCGCTATGGTTAACCAACAAGGGAGCCGTGAGGCGCGGCTAGAGGCGGCACTGGTCCGTCTGCTGGACGTGCTGGACGAGCCATGCCGGTATGACCATCACGGTTACTGTCAGACCCATTTCGTGGAGAACCCATGCCGCGTCGCTGAGGCGCGTGCGCTTGTCTGCCAAGAGGTTCCCGATGCCCAGTCCTGAAACGAACCCTTCATCTTGCCTCCGATGCAACGGGTCTGGATCGGTGGATCGGATTAGTCCCGTGACGGGGGACTTCGTTGAACGGCCATGCCCAAAATGCGGTGGCACAGGGGAGGAGGCCGCTAATGCCAAATGATCAACAAGGGAAGCCAAGCCGCAACTGCAATATCTGCGGTCGCCTCATGCGAAAGGTTGTGTGGTTCGATGATGAGGCGAAGGTGGAGCGGTTCATCCGCTTCCAATGCGTCAAGGTCTTCTCGATAGGTGACGAGGGCTGGGAGCATGACTGACCAGAAAACGAAGGTTTCTGGAACCGGCATAGCCGGCGCCATGGACTACGTCCCGCACACGCCAGGACGGAATGAAAAGGGCGAGCGCGTCTGCTGGACCTGCGGCGGTCCTCTCAAATCCGGATTCGGGGCCCGCATTGGTCCTCCGTTGCAGGAAGTGTGCAGCGAGAAGTGCTCCAATGCACCCGGCTGGAAGAGGCAAAATACTGCATGAATTGCGCATAAAACGCGCAAAAACGGCGTAAAACACGCCCAAATAGTGATAAACTCACGTTGCGCATGCGCAAATGATACATATTGCGTGTTGGGCAATAAAATACGAAGTGCTGCACGATCATGCAGCGCGGACCCAAGCCAAAGACCGTCGAGGAGCATAAGGCGCGGGGCAATCCCAGCAAGCGCCCGCTGACGACGCTGGTTCCGGAGCCGATGGCGGGCGCCATGCTGTGCCCCCGCGAGGTCGCCAGCGACGGTCGCGCCCAGGACTACTGGGATATGTTCCTCAGCAACACCGCGCCCGGCCATCTGCGCCCGCTGGACGCCCCGATGCTGGCCCGGCTCTGCATGTCCCTCTCCATGGCCGACAAGGCATCGGAGGAGATCACCAAGACGGGGCTGCTGGTCAAAGCCCGCAACGGCATCCCCATGCAGAACCCGTACCTGCCGATCCTGAACAAGCAGGTCGAGATCGCCCGCAAGCTGGCTGCCGAACTCGCGCTTCCCCCTGCCATGCGCAACCGTGTGGGCAAGTACGAGGACGGCAAGGGTGGCCCTTCCGCCTGGGATGCGCTCTCCGCCCCGGTCAGCGATGAGCCGGACGGCGACGATGGGCCGAACTACGGCCTGGACGAAGATGGCGAGTTAGAGGACGGCGACCCCGTTCCTGCTGAAGACGGCGAGGAGGAGTAGTCGTGTCTGCGGCCACCAAAGAGCACCCTGTGGATGGCGCATTCCGCTACGCACGCGGCGTCATCAGGGGAGACATCGTCGCGCCAGTCTACGTCAAGATGGCGTGCAAGAGGTTCATCAGTGACGTCAAGGAAGCGCTTGCCGGGCGCGGTGAGTGGGAGTTCCGGCCGGACCTCGCTGCGAGACCGCTGATCTTCGCTGGCCTGATGAAGAACATCAAAGGCCCCATGGCCGGGAAGCCGTTGCAGCTTGGCGACTGGCAGGTCTTCATCTTGGTCAACCTGTTCGGATTCGTTGAGCGTGGAACGACAGCGCGGCGCTTCCGCCAGGGCATCGTCTATGTCCCGCGAGGCAACGGCAAGACAACCTTCGCCGCGCCCATTGCCCTCTACCTGACGTTCATCGACGGCGAGGGTGGTGCGGAGGGGTATGCGGCGGCGGTGACGCGTGATCAGGCGCGCATCCTGTTCGACACCGCTCAGGCGATGGTTCGCAAGAGTCCCGAACTGAAGTCGAACTACGGGATCGAAGTAAACGCCAATTCAATCTTGCAGGCGGATAGCGCATCCAAGTTCGTGCCAGTGTCGTCCGATGCGAAGGCGCTGGACGGCCTGAACGTGCAGGTCGCCATCTGCGACGAGATCGGTTCGCACAAGACCAGCGAGGTCTATGACGTCCTCCTGACCGCCATGGGCAAGCGCAAGCATCCCATGCTGCTGAGCATATCCACGGCAACCGGCAACAACACCGGCATCGGGAAGACCTTGTGGGACTATGGCGTGCGTGTGCTGGAAGGGAAGAACGAGGACGAGCGAGTCTTCGTGCTGATCTACAGCGCCGATGCCGGCGATGATCCCTGGGACGAGAAGACGTGGATGAAGGCCAACCCTTCATGGGGCAGCGCCGTCCAGCCGGACGCGATACGCGCCATCATGAAGCAGGCCAGGAACAACCCCGCGCAGGAAGCGGCGGCCAAGACGAGGCATTTGAACATCTGGGTCGGCGCGGACGAGGCGCTGTTCAGCAGCCGCGCCTGGGCTGATTGCAAGCGCAAGCTGAGCCTGGACGCCTTTGTCGGCATGGACTGCCACGTCGGCCTGGACCTCGCGACGCGAACCGACCTCGCCGGCATGTCGCTGGTGTTCCCGCAGCGCGACAAGGAGACGGGCAAGATGCGCTACACCGTCTTCGCGCGCGCCTACATCAATCAGGAGGCGGTGCTGGAGGCGCGCAACCCATCCTATCCAGGGTGGGCTGCTTCCGGCGACATGATCATCACGCCGGGGAACGAGACCGACTTCGACTTCATCGAGTCCGACTTGCGCGACCTCGCCGGCAAGTTCCGCATCCAGTCGGTGCGCTACGATCCCTGGCAGGCGACGCAGCTTTCGCAGCGGCTGCGCGCTGAAGGCCTGAACTGCGTGGAGTTCAGGGCCACCACGCAGAACTTCTCGCCGGCCATCATCGAGCTTGACGCCGCTATGCGCGGAGGGCGCTTGGACCACGACGGAAACCCGGTGCTGGAGTGGTGCATGGGCAACGTCGTCGGCACGCAGGACCGGCGCGGCAACTTCTACCCGACCAAATCCAAGCCGGAGCAGAAGATCGACTTGGCGGTGGCTGCAATGATGGGCATTGCTGGTGCGATGGATGAAGACGGCGACGGCGAGTCCATCTATGAGACCCGTGGAGTGCTCATGGCATGAGCATTAGGGGAACGGTGCATGTCCATCCTTGACCTGTTCCGCAGCAAGCCCGCCGAGAATGCGCAGAGCGAGCGCAGTCCGCGTTCGGACCTCTCGGATGGTGAGTGGATGGGCCTGGACTTCTCCGATCCGGCTCTTGCGGAACTTCTTCGCTTCGGGATCAGCAAGGCGTCGCACGCTGGGTCTCCCGCCGACGCAGACAAAGCTATGCTCAACACGACCGTATTCCGGTGCGTGTCCCTGATCTCTGCGACCATCGGCTCCCTGCCCCTCTACATCCGCAACAAGGACAGCGCGGGCAACATCACCAATGCGACGCAGCATCCTGCCTATGACCTGCTGCTGAACGAGCCCAACGATTACCAGACGGGCTACGACTTCCGCAGCCAGATGCAAGCCAACGCGCTGATCGAGGGCAACGGCTACGCGGTGATCGTGTGGTCGCGCGGCAGGCCGATCCGGCTGGTTCCTCTTGATCCGTACAAGGTGAAGGTTATCCAGAACAGCGACTGGACGCTAACCTATCGCTACCGCAGGCCTGACGGCGGATATACCGACTACCCGGCGAGCGAAATACTCCACCTGAAGGGCTTCTCGCGCGACGGAATTGTCGGCGTCTCGCGCGTGCATATGGCCAAGGAGGCAATCAGCCTCGCCTTGCAGACGGAGAAGGCAGCGGCACGCCTCTTCACGCACGGCTTGATGGTCGGTGGCGTGCTGAGCCACCCCAAGACGCTCTCTCAGCAAGCGCATGACCGGCTGATCGAGAGCCTGAACAGGCGTCACGCTGGCGCTGAGAATGCGCATAAATGGCTGATCTTGGAAGAGAACATGGACGTCAAGTCCTCTCCAAGTTCATCCACGGCGCAGAACAGCCAGATGATCGAGCTTCGCCGTCTTCAGGTGGAGGAGGTCTGCCGCGTCTTTGACGTCCCTCGTCCTCTCGCGATGGTCGATGAGACGTCCTGGGGCACCGGCATCGAGCAGCTTGGCTTCTTCTTCGTCCGCTACGGGCTCTCTCACTGGTTCACCGCCTGGGAGCAGTCGATTCGTCGCTCCATCTTCACCAAGCGGGAGCGCGCGGAAGGAACCCTGTTCGCGGACTTCGATGAGCGCGAACTGCTGCGCGGGAGCCTGAAGGATCAGGCCGAATACTACGCCAAGGCGCTCGGCTCCGGCGGCAGCGGCGCATGGATGAAGCAGAACGAGGTCCGCGACGACATCGGTCTGTCTCCCGACCCCAGCGGCAACACGCTTGCCGCTGCTGCAACACCAACCGCCGGGGCGGAAGCCGGCACCACGAACGGAGAATAGAATGGCCAATCGCAAGAAGGCCGCTGTGGTCAGCCTTCCCCAGGCCCAGCAGGTCGCCATCGACGCCAAGGGTGGCGAGAGCGTCATCACCCAGCCCGGCATGCGCCCGGCGGAGAAGACCGGCCCGCTGGTGTCCGGCGCCCCGACCCCCATGGTCTCCGGCGGCGCGGCCATCGGCATGCCCAGGGGCGTCATCGGCAAGGTCCAGGGGATGGCGGATGAGCCTCCCGCCGCCAACGCAGAGACGGAGCAGACCGCAACCCAGCGCCTGGAGGACAGCCTTGCCGCGCTGCGCACGGAGGTTGCCGGCATGCGCGCGGAGGCTGCCAAGGGAGCCACGCACGGCCGTCCTGCGGCCTCTCAGGCGCGTCCTGGCACCATCGGGGGGCTGAGCCTCCCCAGCGCCGCCCGTGGGGCCTCTGCGGTGACGCGGCCGTCCGCTTTCGAGCGCTGGAACGCCGGGCTCGTGGTGGCCAGCGACACCAACCCCAACGTCATTACGATGTACGACGTGATCGGGGAGGACTACTGGTCCGGCGGCGGCGTCACGGCCCGCAGCGTGACCGCGAAGCTGAAGGAGATCGGCTCGGAGGCTGATCTGGAGGTCCACCTGAACTCGCCGGGCGGCGATATGTTTGAGGGGATCGCGATCTACAACATCCTGGCCATGCACCGGGGCAAGATCACCGTGAAGGTGCTCGGCCTCGCCGCGTCGGCCGCGTCCGTCATCGCCATGGCTGGCGACGAAGTGCAGATGGGGCCCGGCTCCTTCATCATGGTCCACGACTGCTGGGTCCTGGCGTCGGGCAACCGGCACGGCTTCGCGGAGACGGCGGAGTGGCTGGAGCCTTTCGACAAGGCTATGGCCGACCTCTACGCCAAGCGCACCGGCAAGACCCCGGAAGAGACGCTGGCCTGGATGGACAAGGATGGCGGCGAGGGCACCTACTTCGGCGTCAAGGAAGCCATCGCGGCAGGCCTCGCGGACAGCGAGCTTGGTGAATCCGTGCAGGAGAGCACCAAGGCGGCAGAAAACGGCAAGGTGAAGTCGAATCTGCTGAAGACGGAGCTTGCGCTTTGTGCAACAATGAGCCGTAAGGACGCGAGGGCCCTGCTTTCGAGCGTGAAGGCCCCCACCGACAGCAAGCCGGACGCTGCTGGAGGTACGCTCCCGACTGATGGCAAGCCGGACGCTGCCGTCGAACCCCCCGCAGACACTAGCTGGCTTGGTTCCGCGACCAGCCTCCTCGCAACGCTTCGCTCATAGGGAGAGCACTGGCATGTCCATCATGAATCGCGTGGGGCGGCTGATGGCCGGTTCCGCGCTGCTTTCGGCGCCGTCGCGCCCCCCGCTGCTGGTTCCGGCCACTGCGCGTCCGGCGAGTGTCATCCACAGCCTGCGCGGCGACGCGACCGGCTCGCCCCAGGAAATCCTGGCCGCGCTCCAGAAGTCCGTCACCGACTTCCGCGCCGAGTACGACACCAAGCTGAAGTCCAAGGCCGATGTGGTCACGGAAGAGAAGCTGTCCCGTATCGACGCCTCCGTCTCCGGCTTCCAGGCCGCGATGGACAAGATCAACGCGGAGCATCAGGCGGCCATCGACGCCGTCAACGCCAAGCTCGCCGCGATCTCGGCTGGCGCGGGTGACAAGGCCGGCTTCGGCTCCTCGCCGGAAGACCGCGAGTACGCCACACGCTTCGACGCCTATGTGCGGCGCGGCGACCGCGAGGCCGACGATCATCTGCGTTCCTCGCAGCGCACCGGCATCCGCGCTGCCATGTCGGTCGGCTCCAACCCGGACGGCGGCTACCTCGCCCCGGTGGAGTGGGACCGCAGCATCACGGATCGGCTGAAGGTCATCAGCCCGATGCGCCAGATCGCGCAGGTCCAGAACATCACCAGCGCGGGCTTCATCAAGGTCTTCAACGACCGTGCGGTCGGCAGCGGCTGGGTCGGTGAGACTGCCGCGCGCCCGCAGACCACCAACCCGCAGTTCGCCACGCAGACCTACACGCCGGGCGAAATCTACGCGAACCCGGCGGCGTCCCAGCAGCTTCTGGATGACGCGGTCATTAACATTGAGGAATGGTTGGCGAACGAGGTCGAGGCCGAGTTCCTTCGCCAGGAGGGTCTTGCCTTCGTCAACGGCGATGGCGTCAACAAGCCGAAGGGCATGCTGACCTACACCGCCAGCAACATGCACCCCTGGGGCGCGGTGCAGCAGACGGCCGTCGCCAATGCCGCTGCGCTGAACGGCGATGCGCTGATCGACCTCGTCTACAGCATCGACCCGGCCTATCAGGACAACGCGCGCTTCGTCATGAACCGCGCGACGCAGTCCACGATCCGCAAGCTGAAGGACGGCAACGGCAACTACCTCTGGCAGGCCTCGGTGCAGGTCGGTCAGCCGGCGTCGCTCCTCGGCTACCCGATCACCGACATGGGTGCGATGCCCAACGTCGGCGCCGGCAACCGCCCGATTGCGTTCGGTGACTTCCGCCGCGCGTACCTGATCATCGACCGGATGGGCGTGCGTATGTTGAGGGACCCCTATTCCAACAAACCGTACGTGATGTTTTACACCACGCGCCGTGTCGGTGGCGGCCTCCTCGATCCCGACGCCATCCGCTACCTGTTCGTCACCGCCTGAGCGGTCGGCTGGAGGAGGCGCCTTCGGGCGCCTCTTTCTCTTCCATCCCCTTCAACCCTGATCAGGAAACAGGAGGCCACATGGCCGCTTCCACGCAGAACACCGCTCCGGTCAGCGGTGCGGTCAAGACCAGCACCCCGGCGACGGGCGGCGACCTGAAGCAGCAGGAGGTCACGGTCGGCGGCTCCGCCCCAAAGGGCGAGAACGGCGAACCCGCCTCCGACGTCGAGAAGCAGCGTCTGCACGAGGCGAACGCGGCCGGCGACGTCGGCCAGGGCGACGGCTCCGATGCGCTCGGCAGCGGCGCCATCATCGAAGAGGGCGTGCGTACCGCCATCGACTTCGAACACCCGGCCGTGGACAACCGTCCGCGCTTCGGGCTGCCGGAGCACAGCAACCGCATCGACTTCAACGACCCCTACGCCTGATTGATGTGGCATCGGCCGGGGGCTTCGGCTCCCGGCCACTCTTTTGCCTGATGCAGGGAGGCATGAATGACGTCACGCTATGGCCGCCGCATCGTCATCGACACGGCGGATGCTTTCATTCCTGGGCATCAGGGGGGGGAGGCAGTCCAATACCCAGCCAATCTCCTCAAGGGCGCAAACAGTCGCTTCCCGCGAGTGGCGGTTTTCGGGGACAGCATCACGTCCCCGATAAATAGCTACGGCTACTGGATGTGGATGCGATTCTTCCTGCGGCACCGTATCTATCTTCCGGAGAGCCATAACTTCGGCGTCGCTGGGAATACGACAGCCCAGATGATCGAGCGCCTTGATGGCGTTCTCGCCGTTCAGCCGGATATTGTCGTCTTTCTCGGCGGAACGAACGACATCAGCGGCGGTTCATCGGCGGCCACACTCGATAATTACCGTGTTATCTTCTCGCGCATTCTGCAATCTGGCGCGCAGATTGTCGTTGTTCCTGTCCTTCCTCGCGTTGGCGGACAAATGTGGGGAGTTTCCGGACTTAATTCATTCCTTTTCCAGTATTGCTTGATGACGCCAGGAATGTTCTACGTCTCGGGCCTTTCCGGGATGTTAACTGATTCGACAGGCGCCCTCCTGCCGAATTATTATCAGGCGGACGGCTTGCATCCCGCTCCGGCGGGAGCGTGCGAAATAGGTCGCGCCATTGCGAAGACGATGGCCGTCTTGATTGATCCGATTGAGACTGCCCTGGACTATGTCGTCCAGGATCAGTGGCACGGTAGCTATGCCCCCTACGGCAACCTTCTCGCCAACCCATCCCTAACTGGCACTGGAGGAAGTGTCGGGGCGCCCTCAACGGGAGCGGTCGCGACTGGGTGGGGGCACTCCGGCGGAGGCGGAGGCGGAGGCGTTACAGGTTCGTTGGTACTGAGCCAGCAGGCCGCCCAGGATTCATCGGGCGATTGGCAGGTCATGACCTTGACCAACCGTGGATTCGCGAATGCATCGGACAGCCACAGCCTATCTCAAAGCGTGCCCTACTCCCTCGGGAAGTATGCCGCAGGAGATTCCGTCGTGGCCTCCATCGAGGTCGATGTTTCAGACAACGTCGGCTTGTATGGCTTCACACTGAATATGACGGAGCAGGCGGGGTCAGGGACCACGAATGCCGTAAAGCGTGATCTCCGCATTACGTCTTTCGCTCAGCTTGGATCGACCAAGGCGATGACTGGTCTCTTGAAGACTGAACCTTTGGTTATTCGGCAGCCGTCCGGCTCCGGAGTGCAGCAGCTTGACTTCAACTTCACCTATGTGCCGAACGGCACTTATCCGGGTGGGGCCAACATGACCATCAAGGTGCGGCGACCTTCTCTGCGAAAGGTGGTCACGGCCTGACGGCCCAGGAGGAGACTGCCATGCTGGAGATTATCACCCCCGCGCCCACGAACGACCTGACGACCTTGGAGGTCGTGAAGGAGGAGTTCGGGATTGCGGCCGACGATACGTCAAAAGACGGAAAGTTGCGTCGGCTGATCGCGGAGGCCTCCTCCATCGTCGCGATGTACTGCAAGCGCGAGGGCTTTGGCCGCGCCCTCTACCGCGAGACCTTCCGCACCGGGCCCGGCTCCTCGTGGTATCGGCGCGGCGTGATCCTGACCGAAGACGTCAACGTCCAGATCAGCAGCGTCACCGTCGATGGCGTGCCGGTTGACCCGGCCGGCTACGCCTATGACGGCGTGCTCCTGCGCCGCATCGTCGGCAACGCCGCCACGATCTTCCTGAGCAACTTCGGCTGGTCCTGCCGGGCGCTCAGCGTGACCTACTGGGCCGGCTGGGATGCGATGGCGGGCGTGCCTCCTGCGGTGGAGCGCGCGGCCTTGGACGTGATCGCCTCCATCTACAGCACTCCCGGCACACGGGACCGCTCCATCCGCAGCGAGGAGGTCGCGGGGGTGGGCACCATCACCTACGGCACCCAGGCTGCCGGCGCGGCGCTGCTGAGCCCTGAGCGGTATCCGGGGCTCGACCAGTACCAGCGGCAGATTCTGATCTAGGGGAAGCGCGATGGACTACGACAGGCTGGGAGAGGAAGTAGCAAGGTCGGAATACGCGGAACTTGACGCGCAGGCGGTCGCGGACGCGCTCAATGCGCGCAACCTGCCGGTCGTGGTTGACGTGCCAACCTTCGACGCGCGCGGCTTGCTGCTGGGGACGGGCGAATGGGGCGCGCTCTGCATCTTCGCCGTGCCGCAGCCGGGCGACGCCCAGGAGATACTTCAGGCGCGCGCCGTCGCCATCACCGCCCGCGACACGCTGACGCTCACCCAGTCCCTGGAGACCAGCAAGCCGGCCTATATGGGGGCGGTGACGCAGATGCTGGGGCTGCTTACCCAGGTCGGCGTCATCAGTGCAGGGACCAGGGATGCTCTCCTGGCTCTGACGCAGTCCAGTCGTTCACGCGCTGACGAACTGGCCATCGGCCCCGTGACGGATCAGGACGTCCTCACGGTCCGGAAGATGGCGCAGATGGCAGAGGGCGCTTCCTGATGGCGTCCGTTCAGTTCTCGTCCCCGGTCGCGATAGAGGCCTTCACCCCGGCGTCGCTGAGCGCGATTGCCTCGGGCGCGGCGGCGGCGAACTGCGTGCTCGGCAGCGAGATCGACAACTTCAGCGCCGGCAACCGCTTCCTCTACGGAGACCTGCTGGTCAACTTCTCCGCCGCCATCGTGGCCACCGGCTTCGGGCCCTTTCTGGACTGCTTCCTGCTGGCCTCGCCGGATGGCGTCACCTACCCGACCTCGACGGGTGCTGCGGTCGCTGAGATCGTCTCACCCATCTACTCGGTGGGCCCGGTTCCGGCGGCGGCCAATGGCCTGACCAAGAAAGCCTTCCTCTTCCGGGGGATCGTGCTGCCACCGACGAAGTTCCGGCTCATGATGAACAACCAGCTTGGCGCAGCCTTCCCGACGTCCACCACATCCACGGCCACCCTCTACCGCTACGGCGAAGAGGCTTCCTGATGGCGTTCATCCACCGCGCGCGCAATCCGGGCCTCTGGCTGCCGAAGCGTCAGCCGGTGGGTGTCCACGAAATGACGCCGGCCCTTCCCGCAATCAGCTTCCAGGCGCGCAGCCAGCGGAACCATGGCGTCGCATCGACCGGACTTATCGTCCGTGGCGATAGCGCGATGCCGCCGCGTGTCATCGGCCAAGCTGGCGTGTGCTGGGACTTTTCGGATGGCGTAAACAGCAATGCGCCGACGACGCCACGCACGTTCTACTCACAAACCAACACGACGAACCTCAGATCGACCATCGAAGCGGTCATATCCATTCGACCGAACGGGTTTTCGCAGTGGTTCGGCGGCTTCTCCAACCAGTCCTTTGGGCGTGGCGGCTCCTATGGCCGCATCCTGGGGGTCCATGCGGACGGAAGGCTGTTCTATTACACCTATGACGGAGGTCTGAAGACCACCTTCAGTCGTGCCGCTGTGCCGACTGGCGAGCCTCTGCATATCATCGCCGTGTCATCGACCAACAGGATCGAGATATACGTCAACGGTGTCTCGCAAGGTGCTCTTGGAACGGCGAATGCGGGGGAGTGGACGAACCCGAACTACGCCGTGGTTGGGCATGGCAACACGCCTTACCACACGCCAGGGCAGTGCTGTTCCCAGATATACTACATGAACTGGTTCTTCGACGCCCTAAACCTCAGTGAGATCGCCCTGCGCGGCGCCTCTCCCTGGCGCTTCCTCCAGCCGGCGGGGTAGGCAGCATGGCTCGGATCAGGAACTACGGCGTCCTCTTCGCGGTCCCGCCAAGCGCAGCGGTGACGCTCTCTCCGGCAGGGATCGTCGGGGCGCCGGCTGTCCTTGATACCCCCGTTCTCGGGCAAGGCCACGCGCTGGCCGCCGTCCCGCTCGCCGGCAGCCCAGGCCTGCTGGATAGCCCGGCCCTCTCCGTCGTTGGCGCCCTCGCTCCCGTGCCCATCCAGGGCGCCCCTGGCGTGCTGGCTTCCCCCACCATCGCCCAGCGGCACGTCCTGGCGGCTGCGCCGATTGCCGGCGCTCCTGCGGTCCTCGGGACGCCAGCGGCGGTCGTGGCGCGGAACCTCTCAGCCTCGCCGCTGACCGGCTCTCCGGCGGTCCTGGGCGCCCCTGCCATCGCCCAGGCCCATGTCCTGGCCGCCAGCCCCATCCAGGGCTCCCCAGGCCTTCTGGCGTCGCCCCAGGTCGGTCAGGCGGGGGTGATGTCGGCCACGCCGCTGCTGGGCTCTCCCGCCGTGCTGGATCGCCCGGTGCTGGGCCAGCGCCACGCCCTGGCGCCGCTCCCGCTCAGCGGGGAGCCTGGGGCAGCCGCGCGCCCGCCACTCGGGCAGGGGCACAGCCTGATCGCGGTGTCGGTCAGTGGGGCTCCCGCGATCCTCGCCACGCCGACGATGGTGCGGGTGGTCGTGCTTGGCGCGAACCCGATCATGGGGTCGCCGCCCATCCTGGGCAGTCCGCTTCTGTCCGAAGACGATGTGCTGGCCCCAGTGGAAATCGTCGGTGCCGGCGCAGTCCTGGCGCGGCCGGCGCTCGCACAGAACCACGCCCTGGACGCGCTGCCTATCGAGGGCGACGAAGCCGTTCTCGATGTGCCCTCGATCAGCAGCCAGGATCGTCTTGAAGCAGTCGGAATCGTCGGTGAGCCAGCGGTGCTGGACATGCCGGTGTTGCACGGCGCAGGAGTGCTTCTCCCGCAGCCCATCTTGGGCGCCGCTCCGATCCTCCCGCGCATACCGTTGTCGCAGACCCGGCGATACGCGACGCCGCGCCCGAACGGAAGCGCGGCGACACCGCGCACGGAACGCTTGTCCGCAACCCCACGGCCGCCGTATGCGGCTGCCACACCGCGAGGATAGCAGATGCCCGCATACCTGAATGACCGGGTCATCGACCTTGGTCTCAACGTGCTCGACACCGAAGCCAATGAGCTTTGGATCGTCTCTGGCGCCGTTCCCACGACCTATGCCGGCGCCAACACGGCGAAGCTGGGCACGAAGGCTCTGGGGGCCGGCAGCATCAGCGCACCGGGCCCCGGCACTCCCAGCGGACGCGCCGTCACCGTCGCGGCTTTCACCGATGGGTCGGTCACCGCCAGTGGCACGGCCGCCTGCTACGCCATCGTGGACACGGTCAACAGCCGGCTCCTGGCAGCGAACCCGCTGTCCGCCACTCAGGGCGTGACGGCGGGCAACACCTTCACCCTGCCTGCCTTCGCGGTCACCCAGCCCGCGCCGACGACGTAAGGCCACGCGATGACGGAGTTCGCGGACAGCAGGCGCCGGACTATCGGGAGGTTCGGTCGGCCCATGAGGCTGCGCCGGACCGTGCCGAACGCGCCCGCGCAATTCGTCAACCTGACGGGCTTCGCGACCCTCTACCAGCCCGGCGAGATCGAAGGGCCGATCCAGCAGGGCGATGAGCGCGTGCTGATCACCAACGACGAGATCAAGACCGCCGGCTGGACGGAAGTGCGGAGGTCGGACTGGCTGCTGAAGGACGGAAAGCAGCAGACGATCCAGGGCAGCGTGCCGGTGATGGAAGGTGACGTCTGCATCGGTCACACCTTGTGGGTCAGGGGATAATATGAGCAGCCCGGAGGTATACGACGACGCGCGCGCCATCATCGAAGCGGCAGCGCTTTCGCTGAACCTTCCGGTGGCGTGGCCGAACGAAGAGTTCCTTGAGCCGCAGCCTTTCGATAACGAAGGAGTCCCTTCCGTTTGGGTAGCGGTCGAATTAGAAGGTGACGTGGGCGATCCGGTCGAAATCGGAGGCGTCCAATGGGACGAGCAAGGCGTCGTCCATTTGTCGGTGATGATCCCCTTGAACACTGGCGTCAGGGAAGGGATGGCGAAGCGTAAGGCGCTTGCTCTCGCCTTCCGTGGATTGCCGCCCGGTGTTGTGCTCTACGGCAGCAGCAGTCTCGATCCGGGCGGGCCGAGTGAGACTGACGGACGCTGGCGCATGCTCGGTCTGCGCGTGGCGTATTCCTTCCAAGACCGGGTTGAACTGAAGGAGACGCGACCGTGAGCGAGAAGCAGATCACCTACGACATCATGGAGAACGGCAAGAAGGTCGGCACGCAGACGCATCCGGAGCAGTACGCCCCGGTGTTGCAGAGCGGGCAGACCGTGCGGGTGGCGCAGGAGGAGAAGGTGCGCGAGGCCGCGCCCTCCGAGTCCAACATGAAGTCCGCGACCGCGACGCCGACCAAGGCGAAGTAGACCGCAGTCCATCATCAATGCAGCGCATCGTGCGCACATAAGGAGATAGCCGATGACGGCCACCAGCGGATACCGCGCAGGGGCAGAAACGTCCCTGATGCAGGTCGCGTATGTGCAGGAGAGCGTCTACGGCGTCACGCCGTCGCCTGCCGTCGCATTCAAGCAGCTTCGCCTCACGAGCGAGAGCCTGACGGGCCGCGAGACGCGCCAGCGCCCGAACGAATTGAACGGCCGCCGCGAAGCGTCCTCCTCGGGCACCATGGAGCGGTCGGCCGGCGGCGACATCGGCTTCGTGCTCAGCTACGGCACCTTCGATGACTGGCTGAGCGGTCTCTTCGGCGGCGAGTGGACGGCGGACGTCCTGAAGCCGTCCGACGTCTTCAAGTCCTTCCTGATCGAGAAGCGCTTCGCCGCGAACCAGCTTCTCAGCTACCCCGGCTGCTTCATCGGCGGCGCCTCCCTGACGATGGCGCGCGGCCAGTTCCTCAGCGGCACCTTCAACATCATGGCGAAGGACGAAGTGAAGGGGGTCGCGACGCTCTCCACGGGCGCTTACACCCCTGCACCGCTCGGCCGCGTCATGGACCCGGTCACGGGCGTGAAGGACGTGATGATGGACGGTCAGGCCATCGCCGCCGTCTGCAACACCATCACCCTCAACATCACGAACGAAGGCGCCAGCCAGGACTTCGGGCTCGGCTTCGAGTCCGCGCAGGGTATGCGCATGGGCCTCTTCACGGGCGGTGGAAGTGCCGAGTTCTACTTCCGCGACTTCACCGTCTACGACCGCGCGCGTTCGCGCATGCAGGGCCCGCTGTCCTTCCGGACCGTGGACTCGGACGGCAACGCGTACAAGTGGGAGATTCCCAACGCGGTGCTGACCGATCCGCAGATCACGGCCGGCGGCCCCAGCCAGCCCATCATGGCGCGCTTCAATCTGGAGCCGAACCCGCACCCCACGGACGGCACCATGCGCGTCACGCGCCAGCCGGCCGCCGGCTGACCCCAGATTGCGCGCAGCCCGGCGCCGGGCCGCGCGCATAGGGGGAGGCATTGCGTGCGGGCGTGGTGCCTCCCCCGCCTACCGCTCCGCAGCGGTCCCGCATCCCGTAGAAACGAGAGGGCCACATGGCCGATCTGGAAAACTTCGCCGCAGACATCAGCGCGATCCGCGAGGGCGCCTGGGAGAGCCCCGGCCCCGAGTGGGGCGACATGGAACTGAAGGTGCGCGGCTTCGGCCCGCACTACACGGAGCCGCAGGCCAAGGCGCAGAAGGAAGCGGTGCGCGCCGCGCGCTTCTCCGGCGCCATCAAGAACAATCAGGACTGGGAAGACCTGCCGGTCTCCGAGAGGAACGACGTCAATGACAAGATGATGCTGAAGCACATCTTCATCGACGTGAAGAACCTCAAGCTGAACGGCCAGGAGGTCACCAAGGAAGAGTTCCGCGAGCTTGCGCGCGTTCCGAAGTACCGCGACCGCCTGATCGGCGCGCTGTACGAGTGCGCCGTTGCCGTCACCACGCGTCGTGAGGCGACCAAGGAGCATGCGGTGGGAAACTCACCACAGTCCTCCGATACCACCTTGAATGGGCACAGCACGCAGACTTCCTGAACACGATCCCGGAAGAGGATCGTCCGGAGAAGCCTGCCGTTCTGGTGGAATATGGCTGGTTGTGGAGGGCCTGGGTCAGGCTCTCCCGCGACCGGCCGCGCCACGGCGGCGGCTTCTCGGCGCCCGTTCCGGGATATATACCCTGGACAACCATCATCGCTTGGGCCGAAAAGCACAGGCTGGACGACGACGAAACAACCTTCCTTGATGAGGTACTGAACAGCCTATCTGACTTCGACCTGAAATGGACGATTGATAGGCAGAAGGAGAAGCCAGAGAAGTGAGCGGTTCGCGCGCATTCAGGCAGCAAGTCAACCTGATCGTCAACCGCCGCCTCTCTCCGGAGGCCATTTCCGCGCGACTTGCGGAGTTCGCCAAGCAGGAATTGGCACGCCACATCCAGGGTGGCGCGTCACCGGAGTACCAGCGCTTTGTGGACGGCAAGCGCGGCGCTCCAGAAGAGCGCGTGAAGCCAAACGGAATCATCGTCTATCGCTTCAACCTGATGGCCATCGCCGCGCGCATGGCGCTGGAGGAGCTACGCAAGCGCTCCCCAAGGGGCCTCACGACGGACCGTCGCCGCATGTTCCGCCCTGCCTACATCGACAGCTTCTTTCTCGGTCTCAACGGCACGTTCGTGCTTGCCCGCAACTTCAACCCGCGCACGGCAGGCGACCTGAGCAACGTGGTGATCGGCAACACGGCGCCATACTCGCGCAAGGCAAACGTGCAGTTCGTCGGCAACAAGCGCCTCAACTACAGCATCGAGCCGCAGTTCTTCCGTGCCGCTGCCAGGGTCGTGCAGGCGAGGTTTCCGAACCTTGAAGTGAAGGACGTCTACACCGTCACGTTCCCAGGGCAGTACAGGCTGAAGCAGCGTCAGTACCGGAAGGGCAAGCAGTCCCACCGTATCAAGCGTCACACGGGTGAATTGGTGGAGAGTCCGTCCATCATCATCAAGCCCAGGTAGGTCATCGCATGGAACTCGAAAACACCGAAAGCCTCGCGATCACCGCTAAGCTGGACGATCAGGTCACTGGGCCTGGGGTTGCTGTCGCTACCGCCCTGAACAAGGTGGCGGACGGCGCTGAGCGCATGACCGAGACGCTGACCCGGAAGGCGACGCCGGGCATTGTCGCCACGAGGAACGCGGTGGAGCCGCTGTCTGGCTTGCTGGACAAGCAGGCACAGATCATCGAGCGCTACAATGCCAGGGTCGCCACCCTGCAAAGGGCGGGAGGGGATGCTGACAAGCTGGCGGAAGACATCCGCCGCCTCGGCATTCTGCGCGACCAAGACCTTGAGAAGGCTCGGGCTGCGGCGACGGCGCGCGAGCAAATGTTCAATGGAGGCAAAGTCGATGCCTACGCCCAGGCGCTGAGCCGTGCGGCGGTGGTGGGCAAGAACCTTCAGGACGTGATGCAGAACGGCCTGAGCGCGAACGCGTTCAATGCCGCCAGCGCGGGGATCACCCGCACAGCGCAGGAGCTTTCCGACCTGCGGGCGGAAGTGGACTCCGTCTACAGGGTCTCTCGTGACTACGAGAAGGCGTTGAACAGCCTTGGCGAGGCTGCTGACGTGCTGGGTATCAGGGGCAAGGCCCTTGAGAACATCATGCAGGAGCTTAACAACGCCTACACGCGCCAGCTTCAGCCGATGCGCGAGGTCAACGCTGAAGCGGCGCGGATGGCAGCGGAGCGCGACAAGCAGGCCAAGGCGTCGCGAGACCTCCAGAACGCCTACAATCAAGAGCGGGCGGCGCTTGATCCCCTGTTCGCCCTGGAGCTTCGCCACCAGCAGCAGCTTTCCCGCATCGGTGACCTCCAGAACAGGGGCCTCAACCCGGCCAGGGCGCAGAACCTGACCACGATGGCGACCGCCTCCTATGAGGCGGAGGCTGCAAGGATCAAGGAAGCGGCCGGTCAGGTCGATGCCAACGGCAAGAGGATTGGCCTTTCGCTGGGGCAGCAGCGCCAGCAGATGATCAACTTCGGCCAGCAGGTTCAGGACGCCTTTGTCCAGATCAGCAGCGGTTCTGGCCTGTTCTACCCGCTGGTCCAGCAGGTTCCCCAGGCGGTGTCCGCTCTCGGCGGGATGAGCGATGCGTGGGCGAAGCTGAAGGGGTTCGTGCTCAGCGGCACCGGGGCCTTCACCATCGCGACTGCCGCCTTCGCTGGCTTCGCCTACATGGCCAATTCGCGCATCGGAGACCTCAACGGACTCTCCGTCCGCCTGCGGGGCGTGGGCGACGACGCCATGCAGATGGCCAAGAACGTGGAGGAGGCCGGCAAGAGGGCCGCCAGGAACACGCCGGGGGTCAGTGCGGCTGAGGGCGTGGGGATGGTGGAGGGCTTCGTCACGGCCGCTCGCACCAACCGCCTGCGCGGGGACGTCGATACCGTCGCGCTGGTGCGTGACACCGCTGACATCGCGGCCCGTGTCGGGCAGAGCGTGACGGACGTCTTCGGCCAGATCAAGGGCGGCATGGCCGACCCCCTCGCCATGCTGGACCAGTTCGTCAAGCAGGGCCTCCTGCCGCTGGACGCGTCCTTCCGGTCCTCGGTGGAGGCGGTACGCGCCTCCGGCAATACCTGGGCTGCCTTCGTGTCGGTCATGGATCGCGCGCGGCTGTCCGCAGCCGGCGCCGCTGAGCAGGGACTGTCCCCGCTTGGCAAGGCCATGCTGGAGTTCAAGCGCGAGTTCGGTTCCTTCTGGGACGACTTCGGGCGCGATCTGGAGAGCTTCGCCACTCGCCTGATCCGGATGGTGTCGGAGACCAGGGCTGCGGCCCGGCTCTCCGCCATGGCCGATCCGGACTACCGCGAGAACGAAAACCTGATCATGCGCATCGCGCGCCGCCGCACGCGCGAGGCGAGTGGCGGACCTGATCTGCCAAACACAGGCATCCGCAACGCAGCCCTGCTGGACGCCATTCAGGTGACGGAGGGCGGGCGGAACTCGGACACGGCCTTCAACACCTTCCTGGGGCAGAACTCGGTCGGCGGGCGGACGTGGACCAACCCCAACCCCGTCGTGAATGGTCTTGAAGAGAAGACCATGCGCGAGGTCATCGAAATGGGCCGCGCTCTCCGCGCCCAGCAGGCGGCCATCGGCATTCCGGAGAACAAGACTTCCAGCGCGGCCGGCGCGTTCCAGATCACCGGCTCCACCATGGAGGAGTTTGCCCGCCGCCTGGGCATGAGCCTGGACGAGAAGTTCTCGCGCGAGAACCAGCGCCGGCTGGCGCAGGGCATCGTGGATGACGCGGTCCAGCGCTCGGGCGGAGACATGAATGCTGCGGCCGGCTTCATCCGGCAGCGCTGGACCGGGCTGGAAGGCCTGTCCAATGAGCAGATCATCAACAAGCTGACCATCATCGCGCAGAGCACGAGCGTGGAGGCGCAGGGGCGCGTCAGCGTGGAGGGTGCCGGCGCTCAGCAGCCCACCACGGCCGCTGGAGCGGAGCCGGGAACGCAGCTTGCCAACGGCATCTTCCGGCCCATCACGGACAACCCCAACCCCGGCTGGGACGACTGGGAGCGCGCGCAGCGCATCCTTCAGGGCCTTCAGGGCTACACGCCCCAGATGAGCACCGCCGCCGGCCGACGCACGGAGCTTCCGCAGTACATCGGCGCCCTAGAGAGCGCGCTTCGCCCGGAGAACATCCCGTTCGGCGCGACTGAGGAGCAGATCGACAAGGTCAAGGCTCGCCTGGACGAGCTTCGCAAGGCCTATGTGGATAGCCGCGACCCCATTGCGGAAATGATCCGCCTGGAGCGCGAGCGAACGGAAGTCCTGACGTCGCAGACCCCTGCCCAGGCCGCCATCACGCAGAAGATGCGCGAGTACGATCAGCAGTTCGTGGATGACCCTGCCAAGCAACAGTACAACACGCCTGAGAACCGCCGGAGCTACGAAGCGGCGGTGATCACGCAGATGGCGCAGCCTGTCAGGGAGCAGCTTCAGGACACGGAGCGCGCCATCATGGCGCAGCGCCGCATGACGGCCGCCGTCGCGGAAGGATCGGTGGCCGTTGGGCAGGCCACGAATTACGAGCGGGCATTCGAGATCGTCCGCAGGCAGGGCATCGGATCGGATGAGGCTCGCGCCAAGGCGGTCGATGAACTGCGGGCCAAGTACGACCTCCTCCAGCGCGCCCAGAACAACGATGCGGTGACCAAGAGCATCGAGCAGCGCCGGGTCGAAATCGGCCTCATGGAGCAGGAAGCCGCCACCCTCGGCATGGGCATCACCGCGCGCGAGCAGGAGCTTGCCGCGATCAAGGCGATCTCCGATGCGCGCAACCGGCCGGGCGGCACAGACCAAGCCTATGTGGATGCAGCGGCGCAGTCGGCGCGGCAGGCGGTCTCTGTTCGCCAGGGCCTGGAGCGTCAGAAGGCGGCCTATTCCGAGATCGAGAACTTCGGCTCGCAGGCCTTCGACCGGATCGGTGAGGCGATCACTCAGAACCTCGCCACGGGGGAGAAGAAGGCCGTCAAGTTCAAGGACGTCCTGCGCGGCGTCGTGAGCGAAATGACGCAGTGGCTGCTGAAGCTGGCCCTGCTGAATCCCCTGAAGAACTGGCTGACGGGGGCGAATCTGCCGACCCTTGCCGATGTGGGCGGCATACTGATGGGCGGCGGTGGCGGCGGCGTAGCCTCTGGCGGCGTGGCAGCCAGCGGGATCACGGCGGTCGCTGGCGCTCTCGGCGGGGGCGGTGGTGGCGGTGGTGGCGGGCTGCTGAGCGGGATCGGCAGCATCGCGTCCGCTATCTTCGGCGGCGGCTCCTCGGGCACCAGCAGCCAGGGCATCTTCAGCCGCCTTTTCGGTGGCGGAGGCACGTCGGCCGCCGGCAGCACGGCGGTTACGTCAGGTGACGGAACACTCAACTCCCTGACCAGCCTCATGTCGGCCGGCGGCCTCATGATCGTCCCCCAGGGCAACGGAACCAGCCGCGACGCCAATGCCCCCGCCAAGGAAGAGGGCGGGATCATGGTGATGGGGCAGAAGGGCCTTCAGGCCTTCAACGCCTATCGCCAGTTCGCAGGGACGGGCGACACCGGGGGGTTCTTCTCCCGCCTGGAGGCCAACAACCCCACCAGCTACATCAACGGGACCACGTCCTTCTCCACCGGCTGGAGCGCGGCCGACAGCTTCCTCAACACGCCCCTGATCTCCGGTACGGCAGATGCCGGAATCAACGCCACGGGCGCGGTGACGAACTCGGCTGGCTACGGCTCTATGGCCCAGAACTCCATCGACGCGGCGGGCAGCGCCAGCGCGGCGGGCGTGGGCACGAATGGCCTGACCGTGGGCGGTGCGGCCGTGGGTGTGGCGGGCGTGGCCGGCGGCATCTACGGCATCTACAGCGGCATCCAGAAGGGCGGCGTCGGCGGCGGCTTCCAGGCGGCCGGCGGCGCCGCGACGGCAGGCCTGTCCGCAGCCGCCATGGCGGGTATGGCCGTCCCCGTCTACGGCTGGATCGCCGCAGCGGTGCTGACGATCATCGGCGCGCTGCTGCCCGGCCAGAAGCCATCCGACCGGACCGGCACCTACACCTACAACACGGCGACAGGAGAGGAGAGCGTCGGCGGCCTGACGGGCGACCGCTTCTCCCAGGAGACGCGCGATCAGGCGAAGACCATGTCGCAGGGCTTTAAAGACCTCGCGGCCACCGTTGGTGAGAAGACGGGGCTTGGCCGTGCGGTTGAGGCTCAGTTCCGGGTCGGCGTGGGCGCGCGCGATGGGCTCACCTTCGACCTCAACAACTGGCATGCGCAGGGTGCGCTGGACGAAGAGGGGATCGGCGCGGTCACGAAGGCGGCGACCGCCTACTTCCTCACCCTAGCCGGCGAGCAGACCACCGATCCGCTGATGAAGCAGGTCATCGGCTCCTCGGGCACGGGCGACATCGAGAAGACCTTCGCCAACATCGACTGGTATCAGAACACCTACCGGCCGTTGGTGATGCCGAACGACTATGAGCGCGGCATCAACGACGTGCGGAAGAAGTGGCAGGAGAGCATCGACAAGGCCAAGGAACTGACCCTGCCTGTGGATATTCTTGTGGAGAACAGGGAGAAGGAAATCCGCGCGCTCCAGCGCAAGCGCGACGCCGACGTCACGACCTATGACGCGGAGCTTCAGGCGCGGCGCGCGGCCCCGAACGGCGGGCTGACCGGGCAGGCCGGCGCCGACAACGCAAGGCGGAAGGCAGCGGCGGACTCGGAGCGAGAGCGCATCGACTTCGAACAGAAGATGAGCAGCCTTGGCCTCACGGGATCGGAGCGTGATGACCGCCTGACGCAGCTTGTCGAGGCCCAGAAGGCGGACTGGGCGGTGGCGGAGCGGAACTACTGGCGCGGCGAAACGGACCGGGGGTTCAACATCCGCAACGCGGCCGATGCCCCCTACATGCGCCTGCTGAATGCTCAGGGCGCGGCCGGCGACGTCAGCGCCACCAACATCGCTGAGCGCTGGAGCTTTGAGAATCAGGCCGTCCAGTCCCTGGAGCAGACCCGCCGCTCCCTGGAAGACCTGGGTGTGTCCGCGACCGACATTTCCCGGATCATGGTGGTGGCGGCGCAGGCCATTGATGCTGAGCGCACCAATCTGGAGCGCACGGAGACGCGTCGTCTACAGGACCGCGACTTCACGGCGCGCGACGTCCGCGAGCAGCCGTTCCTTCGCCTCTACTCGGCCCTCGGATCGCAGGGAGACATCGCCGCCACGAACGAGGGGGAGCGCGCAGCCTTCGCCACGGATGCTGAGCAGTCCATGCTGAGCCTCCTCCGCTCCATGGAAGACCTCGGATACTCCTCCGACCAGATGGCGGCGCAGATGGCGGTGGCGGCTCGCGCCATCGACGTGGAGTGGCAGAACCTTGCCCGCACTCAGCAGCGGCGCGGCGAGGACCGCGACCTGAACAACCGCAGCGTCAGGGAGACGGCCACCCTCCGCCTCTACTCCGCCATGGGCGCCGCCGGGGGCGTCGCGGCGACGAATGAGGGGGAGCGCGCGGCATACGAGACCAACGCGACCCAGTCCATGGTCACGCTGCGCCGGAGCATGGAAGACCTGGGGTGGTCGGCGGAGGCTATCGCGGAGCAGATGGCCATTGCGGCGCAGGCCATCGACGTGGAGCGGTCCAATCTTCAGCGGGTTCAGGCACGCCGCCTGGAGGACCGCTACATGCAGGAGCAGCAGGTCGGTCAGCAGCCCTATGTGAAGCTCTACGGGGCCCTTGCCGCCACCGGCAATGTCGCGGCGGCGAACGAGAGCGAGCGCGTCCAGTTCGAGGCGGGCGCCACGCAGAGCATGATCAATCTTCGCCGGAGCATGGAAGACCTGGGCTGGTCTGCCGACACCATCGCCGGCCAGCTTGCCATAGCCGCCCAGGCCATCGACGTGGAGCGCCAGAACCTTGGCCGGGCTCAGGCGCGTCGTGCCGAAGACAACGCGTTCCAGAACCTGAACGTCGGCCAGCAGCCCTGGCTCCGGTACTATGCTGCCGCTGGTGCCGCCGGCAACATCGACGCGCAGAACGAGGCTGACCGCGTTCAGTTCAACACCAATGCCAGCCAGTCCCTGGCGACGCTTCGCAGGTCCATGGAGGACTTGGGCTGGTCGGCGGAGGCGATTGCCAACCAGATCGGCATCGCCAGCTATGCTATCGACGTCGAGCGGGACAACCTCGAAAGGACGATTGCCCGCCGCACGCAGGATCGCGCATACGCCATCACCGACCTCCGCGTGGGGCTGGACGCACGCTATCAGCGCGCCACCGGCAACAATGAGGCTGCGGATGCCATCGCATTCGAGTGGCAGGCCCAGCAGGACCAGCTACAGCTTCAGCGTCAGATGCAAGACCTGGGGTTCAGCGCGTCGGAGACGGCGGCTCGCCTGGAGCAGTTCGGCGCCATCGTGGATGCGGAGAGGGAGAACATGGCGGAGCAGCTTCAGGATCAGCGCGCCGGCACGGCCCTCGGGCCGATCTCCGGCTTGGTGGATTACGCCACCAGCCTCCGCTACAGCGATGCCTCCCCGTTGTCCTTGCAGCAGCAGCTTGAGTCGGCGCAGGCCGCGTTCAACGACACCGCAAGCAAGGCGGCCGGCGGTGACTACAGCAGCATCCAGGGGCTCCAGTCCGCCTCCGACACCTATCTGGGCCTCGCGCGGCAGGTCTACGGCTCGGGCGCGGACTACGTCGATGCCTTCAACAAGGTCACCACGGCCCTGGAGAGCGTGTCCGGCATGTCCATCGAAGCGCTGACGGCTTCGGTCTATATCGAGGAGCAGCGGAGTTCCACGCAGCAGCTTGTGGATGAGCTTCAGAAGCTGCGCACGGAAGTCGTCAACCTGCGCACCGAGACGACCCAGTCAACGAGCGCCCCGACCAGGGTTCAGGACGCATGAGCGAGGCTTCGTCAGACGTCGAGTACGTCGGCAACGGACGTCAGTTCGTTACAGCAGAGATCGAGACCTACCAGCCGGGCTATGGCGGGGAGGACGAGGACGCTGAGGCGCCGCGCGCCTGGGGCACCGGGCCCTGGGGAGTCCGCACGAGGGCGTTGGGATCGCTGGAGATCACCAGCACCATCCGGGTATCCGACATCGGTTACCGGACGGCGACCACCGACAACCCTGCGCTGACGCCATATCCGCCGCTCCTGGCGGAGGGGTTCGCCGTCAGTCGCAAGGTCCCCCTGGCGCCATCCCAGGCCTCGGCTGGGGCTGCCTGGGGCGCCCTGAAGCTGCTGAACGGCGACCGCATGCTGGACGTCTACCTGCCCAGCAACAGCGACGCCCGCCCGGTGCGGATCAGGATCGGCAGGAAGCAGTGGGACGAGGCGCGCGGGTACGAGATCGACCCTCCATACGCGCTGATCCGGCAGGTCTTCGCCGGAGTGGCCACGCCATGGGCCTTCGGGGAGGGAACGCTGGAAATCCCTCTGCGGGATGCGACCTACTGGATCGAGAGGCCTTACCAAAACAACCTCTACGCAGGCACCGGGGGCCTGGAAGGCCCCGATGAACTGAAGGGGCGGCCCAAGCCCCGCACGCGCGGCGGGACCGCCCAGGCGCCCGTCCAGAACATCACCCCCGTGCTCGTGGACTCCGTGAACCGCATCTACCAGTGGACGGACGGGCCCGGCACGGTGGTCAACCTCTACGAAGGGGGCGACGCGCAAATCCCCTATGACGGCGACACCGGAGACCTCTACTCCGGCGCGGTGGCGTCCGGGCACTTCAGGACCGACAATGCGCGCGGCCTGTTCCAGCTTGGCACGCGGTCCTTCCGCACCATCACCTGTGACGTCACGGGCGCCTTTCCGGTGGCCGGCGCGAAGTCGTCTGCCATGGATGTCGTGATCGGCATGCTGAAGGAGGACATGCAGCTTCCTGAAGACTTCCTTGACCTCACCACCCTTCTCACGGTGAACGAGGACAATCCCGCGCCAACCGGCTGGTACTGGTCCGGAGAGGAGCGTGTGCAGGGCGTGGATGCGATCATGCCCTTCTTCACGTCCATCGCCGCCAAGATGGTGCCGCTGCGGGACGGCCGCCTGTCATGCCTCCTCCTGCGCCCGCCGGCCGGCGGAGGAATCAGCCGCTTCACATCGGCCGACATCATCAAGATCACCCCCGTCTCCCTCGGCGCACCGCTGGACCCGCCGGCAGCCGTCTGGCAGGCCGGATATGCGCGGAACTTCACGGTGCAGATCGGCGAGCTTGATCCGGACGTGACGGAGGAGCGCCAGGGCATCATTGGCGAGACGTGGCGCTCGGGCACCTGGGTCGGCAACGATGTGATCGCGGCTTATCGTCGCCCCAGCACGCCGGATATTGTAGAGACAGCGCTTCTGGTCAAATCGGATGGCGACAATCTCGCCGCGATCTGGGGAGCGCTATGGGGAGTCCGGCGCCGCTGCTATGAGATCGAAGTTCTGGCGGACAGGGCATTTGCCCACGACATCGGGGAACAGATCACCTTGGCGTACCCGCTGGACGACCTAGACGCCGGAAGGACGGCCCTGATCGTCGGGGATGCTCTCCGCACGGGAAGCCCGACCGCGACGCTGCGAGTGCTTGTCTGATGGTCGCCACGATCATCCGCACGAGCGGCAATGCGCTGTTCGGCCATAAGAACTACGTTCTGACCGCATCGCTCGGCGCGAGTTCTTCCGTCGCATCCCTCGGGGTTGGTCAGCTTCAGAACGCGCAGGGGAGCGCGGCCAGCGCGTGGCAGACGCCCTACGGCACGACGAGCGCATTCCTTGTCATAGACGCGGGCGTGGTGATGCCGTGGCGCCTGTTCGGCCTGATGAGGTCAAACCTGACCAAGACGGCGAAGGTCCGGTGGCGGCTCGCCAACAACCGCGATATGTCCGATCCGGTGCATGACACCGACTGGATCGACGCGATGGTGCAGCCCGGCTACCAGCAGCACATCCATGCGCCGCTCATCGAGCCTTTGGTGCTGCCTGACCCCGGCCCGGTCCTGATAGACGAGTACGGGGAGATCATCATCCGCGAGGACGATGATGGCGACGAAGACCCGGAAAGCCTCCTGATCGGCATGGGGCCGTCCGACGTGCTCTCGGTCGATGCCACGGACGATCCCATCGTGGACGAGTTCCTGGCGAGCGAAGAGGGCGTGCTGATCGTCGGAGAGGGCACCGGCATCGCGGAGGGCGGCCCCCTGAAGGCGCAGTTCTGCCGCCTGGACATCAACGATCCCGAGAACCCGGACCTCTTCCTCAACATCCCTTTCGTGTACGCCGGGGATGCCTGGGAGCCGGGTCGCCAGATCAGCAGCGACAGCGCCTGGGGCGTGGACTCAGCGGTGGATGAGGTTGTGGCCAAGAGCGGCCAGGAGTACCCGGTCTTCCTCTACGAGAAGCGGCGCTGGGAGATCGCTATCTCAGCCCTGCCGGACGACGAGGTATTCTCCGGGCTGGCGGAGGTCATGCGCGTCGCGCGGCGCGGAGCGAACATCCTCTTCGTGCCCTTCCCGCGCGGCGACAGGAACAATTTCGAGGCGGTCTATGGGCGGCTCGCGCTCAAGTCGGACGTCACGCACCCAAGCTCAAACAAAATGTACCGCGCATTCCGCGCATCGGTGACGGAGAGGTTGTAGCATGATCCGGAACCGCGTTGAGGAAGTGCTGAACAATCCCGGCTCCGACTTGTCGGTGCTGCTGGGCGGCGCGTCCGGCGCCGGTATGCGCACCTTCTCGCAGGCCTTCGGCGGCGAAGTGGACTCCTTCTACTTCATCGAGTCCGGCGCAATGTGGGAAGCGGGCATCGGCACCGTCACGGTAGGGCCGCCAGCGAAGTACAACCGCAACACCGTGCTGGACAACAGCACCGGAAGCAATTCCAGGCTGAACTTCACGGGCGCATCGCGCATCTACAATTACATCCCCGCCTCGCACGCAGCGTACAAGCAGCAGCTTGATGCCGAGATCGAGGCGCGCAAGGCGGCGATCACCGAGACGAAGGAACTCATCAAGGGGGTGGCTGAAGGCCGCATCACCTTCGATGAGACGATCTCGGGATACCTGAGCAATGAAACGAAGCTGAGGGAGCAGCAAGATGCCCTCCTGCTTGCCTGGGCCAATTCCATTGACGCCACCAGGGCGAGCGAGGATGCGATCCTCAGCAAGGCGATTATAAAGGCAAACAACGACCGCGTTGACGCAGACACGTTCAATCGCAAGCTGCAAGTCGATGACGATGCCTACTACAGGCAGATTCAGATCAATGACGACAATGCGCTGGCCTCCACCCTCCGACAGGAAATGAGCCAGCAGCCCGTGAGCCGCATTCTTGGCGCTTCAGGCTTCTGGGCGAATAATGGTGGCCGCTACGATCCGATCTGGGAGACCGAGTTCTTCAGGGTGGCGCTTCCGGGGGCTGCTGGGTTCCCTGCCGTTCGTGTGTTCTTGATCATGAGGATGACGGCGCGACACATCGGGCCTGACGTTGGCGATCAGGCGATGGTCACGCGAGCACGCCTCTTCGGTCCAGACAGCCGCGCCATCGGGACTTCGGTGCCGCTGTTCAGCGCGTGGGCAGGGTACGGGCAGTACGGCACCATCACGGAAATGATCCGGTTTGAGCAGACCGGCATTCCGCCCGGCTCATTCGTGCAGTTCACGGCGGAGCGGTCTTGGAAAGAGGGTGGGCCCGGAATGCAGGTCGTGGACTACCACGCAGACGGCTTCGTGGTCATAGGATAGGAACATGGCAAGCGCAGAATGGGCCAACGCTGAAAAGACCTTCGTCCTGTACTTCGATGATGGTGGAACGCGGTATGTCGTCCTCCCGGATGACGTGCGCCTGAACGGGCTTGTGCTGGAAGATATGCGCATAACGGACGCAACGATTGTCCCAAGGTCGGTGACGCGCTTCCAGGCGCTCAGCGTCATGCTGCAAACTATCCGCTCCAGCGGTCGCAGCATGTATAGTGAGGCACTGGAAATGCTCACGGGTGCTGTGGCACAAGTCTCATCGTTGCCTGAGAGTGACCCCGCGAGGCGCGCGGCGGACCTCAACCTTCTGGCGTTCACGGCGGCCGACACGTTTGAGCGCTCCAGCGCGCTGATCAGCAGCATCGGAGCCGCGCTGGACTTGGACGACGGCCAAATTGACCGTCTTTTCATACTCGCCGCTTCGGTTGCGCGGTAGGAGGACGACATGACGGTATCGAACGCAGACCTGCTGAAGGCGCTAGAGGCGCACTCTGCTGCGGTTCAGGCGGAAATTCGCTCCGGCTTCGACCGCCTTGTCGGGGCGGTGGACAAGCTCTCGGAGGCGACGAAGAACAGCATCCTCATGGAAGATGGGTCTGGCATCGCCGCCCGTCGAAAGGAAGGTTGAGCATATGGCCAACATCAAGATCAGCGCTCTGCCTGCCGCGACGGACGCGACTGGTGTGGAGTTGCTGGGCATTCAGAACGGTGCCAACAAGCGCGTTCCAGCCGACCTCATCAAGGGGTCTGGGGCCGCAGTATCCTTCTCGAACGCCAATCCCAGCGCGCCTGGAACGCCAAACCCCGGCTCCTCGCAGCAGGTCGCGCGCGCGGACCACGTTCACCCGCCGGACGACACGAAGCTGGCGGTGACGGGCACGAAGACGGTGGGCCGCATCCCTACCGTCGAGAACGACATGAGCGTGGTCTGGAAGGACCCGCCGGCCGGCGGCGGTGCGGGAGGGGCCGGGCTCGCCGTGACCAAGCCCCTCATGAACGGCGTGGCTGCGGTCGGTGACGCAACCACCGCAGCGCGCGCGGATCACGTCCACGACACCGACACCAGCCGCATGGCGAACCCGACCGGCACGAAGGCTGCCGGGAAGGTGCCGCTGGTCACGGCGGACGGCAGCACAGTGTCCTGGGCGTCCCCGCCGACCGATACCAGCCGCATGGCCAACCCGACCGGCACCATGGGGCCCGGCAAGGTCCCCACCGTCAGCGGCGACGGCGCCACGGTCGCCTGGACCGACCCCCCCACGGGGAGCGCCCTCACGGTCGGCGGCAACCGCCTCATCGGCTCCGACGCGCAGGGCAACATCGTCCCGCTGCGCGCCACCACCACCGTCATGCAGAGCTTCATCGGCACCCCGGTGGTCGGATCGAAGCTCGTCTTCACCGGCAACGCGCCCTGGCCCGGAACGGTAGATCAGATCGCGGTATCGGCAGAAGGCGCTGGCAGCCCCACCGTGACGCTGAAGCTGGAGAAGGTTACCTCCGGCACAGGAACGGTCCTCGGGGGTATCAGTGCCCTCGCTGCTGCCGGCGGCGCACCGGACAACCCGAACAGGACCAATGTGAGCGGCGCCCGAGACTTCTCCGCAGGCGACGCCCTGCGAGCCACCGTGATGGCCGTCTCCGGCACGATCACTGGCTTTTCCGTGGAACTGACGCTTAACCGCGTCGCAGGATAATCGCGCATGTCCGGCACGACCTACCCGCTTGGTGCTCGCACCGGCACGAAGCTGCTTATCGGCTCCACGAAGCTCCGCGAGGACTTCAATGGCGTCCCGCTCCTTACCGAAGGCGGCAAGGTGGCCGGCTTCACGGATCAGGACGTCGGTCCGGTCACCGTCTTCCAGGCGAATGCCGCGCTTCGCCCCACCTTCATGCCTGCGCTCGCAAGCATGAATGGCCTGGACGCAGCCGAGTTCGATGGGACCACCGGCCAGTTCTTCGCCACTCAGGGCGGCATCATGGCGCTGGAAAGCGCCAACTTCATGATCGCCATGAGCACGCGCGTTCGGACGGACCCCGTGGCCGCGCATGGAAGTTTGGTTAGCTTCATGCCGGACGAGGCGGTGGCCGGGCAGGACTTCTACTATGATCTCGAACGGGGCGACGATGCGTGGTCCCTCAACGCGAGTTGGGATGCGGGCGTCACGGGCACGCCAGGGAAGGGCCTTTACGTGGGGCGCGCGCCCGCCGCAGCCGGTGGCGCGGACCGGCACATGCCCGGCGTCTCTTACGCATTCTACGAGAAGGCTGTCGTCCTTCTGGTCGTAGAAAACGGCATCGCGCATGTCCGCTGCAACACGCGCGTCAGTCCCGACTTCGCTTGGCCCTTCGCCTTCAACAAGCCCGGCCGCCTGACTTTTGGTCGAGCGGTTCGCGCGAGCGACCTGAATTACGTTATCGGCGGCGGGAAGCCGAACGTCTTCAAGGGCCATCTGGAGGCGGTCTACATCAGCGCGGAGCCGAAGGACGAAGGGTACGTCGGCAATCGCCTGGGTTCGCGTCTGGGGCTCAATCTCGGCCTGACAGAGCGCACCGTGGTGGCTCCGGGCGAGCTTCCAGACCCCGATCCGGAGCCTGATCCCGAGACCGATCCCGGCACGGGCACGGGGGGGACCATTCCGGACCCCACGACCGGCAATACCGTGACCGTCACGGACGACGGCGGCCTGCCCACGCCGACATCAGGCGTTGGCGCCACGGCCGTGCCGAACTACGACTGGCGCGCATGGGCCAAGCCCGTCCCGCCCGCGACGGCGGCTTCAGGCATCCTCATCGCCCCCCGCATGCCCGCCCTGGCGACCACGGCGGAGGTCGCGTCCTTCATCATCCAGAACGGCTCAGGTTCGGCCCTCTCCGGCCGCTGGGATAGCTGGGGGGAGGTCTTCCCGCCCGGTGTCATGAAGGCCACGCAGCACCTGAAGATCAGGCGTGCGGGCGTCGAGTACCCGGCGCAGCGGACGATCCTGAGCCGGCACAACGACGGCAGTGCCTTCCACGTCGAGATCGCCGCCCAGCTTCCCGATCTGGCCGTTGGCGTCAGCCAGCCCGCCAAGCTGGTCCTAATCGCGGCCGGACCAACGGGGGAGAACAAGACCTTCGCGGGGCTCGGGGACAAGAACCTTTCCGTGGAGTTCACGGTCGAGGGGACTGTCTACAACAAGGCCGTCACGACCCTGTACTCCGAAGCCCTTGCCAACGGCACGCTGAAGGTCTTCCGGCAGGGCCCGTTCAAGACGCAGATTCGCGTTCCCGCCTTCACGCACAAGCGTGTCCGGGGCTATCTGGACCTCACGGTGTGGTTCGACAACCACATCACCATGACATCGCATCTGCGCGCCGATCTTCAGCGCATCACCACCACGCTTGCGACGAACTGGGCGACCCGCATGGTCGTCAAGCGCGGCACCGTGACGCTCTTTGATAGCGGCACGCTCACGCTGTTCCAGGGTCAGGCATTCCGGAAGACGATCTACACCGGGTGGTCTGACGACATGAACAAGATGAGCCAGCCGCCGACGCACAATCTTCAGCGCGACGTCGGCCGCTACCAGCAGATCGGCGTGCTCCCGGCTCAGCGCCTCTCGGAAGGCATGCGCACCGGGACCGGCAGCATGGTCGAGGCCTGGAATGCCGTGTCGGCGCGGAGCGACTACATGCTCCCGCTCGCCGCCAATGGCGTATACCGATACCTGCCGGGGACCGGCGACCGCGCCGACATCGGCCTGATCCCGGCGTGGATGGGCGCCTGGGGCATGACCCAGGATGACCGTTTCCGGCGCTGGATGCTCGCCACGGCGGAGGCCAGCTTGGCGATCCCCTGGAATCACTGGGACGCCGTTCTGGACAAGCCCCTCAGCATCGCGGACCACAACCGGCTGTGGCTGGATAGCCGTGGGCAGGGCGAGAACCCGGCGGGGATCGTCTTCGCGCCGAACGGAGACGCGCCCAGCGGCTCCGGCTGGACGCTGAACTTCGCGCACCATCCGTCCCTGGCTTTCCTGCCGTGGATCACGACGGCTGATCCGATGTGGCAGGACCAGCTTTGCAATGAAGCGCATGTCGGTGCGGCCAGCACTTGGATCAACCGCCGGACGTATATGGGCGGGCAGACCAAGGCTTGGTCTCTCGTGACCAACGAGGAGTCCCGTGGCGCAGCCTGGATTCTTCGTGGCGTCGTCCTGGCGGCGAAAGCCCTTCAGGACAACCATCCCGACAAGCAGTTCTTCGTCAACCTTCAGGAGTTCAACTTCAACGCTTGGCTGAAGAAGGCGCCGCAGTGGCAGGCGGTTCAGGGTGAGCTTTATGGCTGGTTCGCTGAGACCAGCGGCTGGAACCAGTCCACCGAACTGAAGATGTGGATGCAGGAGAAGTGCATGAACGTGCTTGCCCAGGCAGGCAAGTTCGGCTCTCAGCTTGCGCTTCGCGTCTTCAACTGGGCGACGAATATCTACGTCAACGTCGATACATCGCCCTCCACGGTGGAGCTATTCCGGCACTACACTTGGTACATCGACCCGACCGTCGATACGATCTTGGAGTCTGGCAAGCAGCCCACTGTCACCAAGTGGTCGCAGCTTCCCAGCAAGGTCGCGGCGGACGTGTCTGGCAACTACGGGCTCCTCGCCAAGGCGGTCTTCGCGGACATCAGCATTCTCGGCAAGGATGCGACCATCCGCAACAAGGCGACGAAGCACTACAACGACCTAACCCAGTGGGTTCCGATTGGCGCGGTCGATTCCGACGCCAAGGACTGGTGGGGCCCGCTGACGGCCGGCTCCCAGCCGACCCTCACCTACGAGGACGTCGGTGATACCGAGACCCCCGATCCGGACCCGGAGCCTGATCCGGACGCAGAGCCCGATCCGGTCGATCCTGATCCGGAGGAGCCGACGACCCCGGAGCCGGAGGACCCTGCCACCCAGGTCTTCCTGTCTCTCGGCGGCAAGGCGCTCCTCATTCGTGACGGCGGGATCGTCGTGAACTCGGGCGTGACGGAGGGGATCACGCTGACGCGCCCCTCTATCTCTCCCAGCACGCCGACGTTCAGGGCCGGCACGCCGGGGCAGGTCATTGGGACGTTCAACCAGCCGGCCGCGAGCGACACCACCAAGAACGCGTCCATCGTCCGCACCATCACGGTGCTGGGTGATCGCTTCGCGCTCAGTTCCAGCAAGACGCAGCTTCAGGAGGGAGCCACCGCGCCGACCCCCGGCACGCGCTACAGCCTGACGGTGACGGACACCCTGGAGGGGGCCATCAATTCCCCGCAGAGCCTGACCTTTGACGTGATCGCGGAGAGCGCGGAGGTCATCGTGACCCCCACCGATCCGGACGATCCCGACGCTGATCCGGACCCGGTCGTGATCGTCCCGACTGGCTCCTTTAGCTCACCCCTCCGCCTCACCGGCACGGGTGCGCCGGCCGGCTCGGTCATCACCATCGGCCACCCGTTCCAGCGCGGTCACCTGTCACCCGGCGGCGCTCTATGCTTCCGGCGCAGCAACGGCACGAAGATCGCCACCGCGTGGGAGAACAAGAGCGTCCTCTGGGACGATGGGACGGTGCGCTTCGCCGTCGTCCACATCGCGGACCCTGGCCTGACCAACGGTCAGGTCGAGGATGGATACCTCGTCCCCGAGGCGCCTCCGTCCATGGGGTCTACCGTCAACCTCGCCAGTTCTCTGTCCGGCCAGACCGTGCAGGTCGAGATCAAGAATGGCAGCAACGTCTACGTCATGGACGTCGTGGCCAGCCTTGGGCAGAGCCGTTGGTGGCAGACGCCGCTGTCCAGCAGCGCCCGCGTGGAGGCGGATGTTCCGCGCGCTGCGGTCGGCGGTCTGACGGACGCTCGCCTCATCGTTGATGTCACCTACTCGTCTGACGGCATCATCGACTGCGACGCGAACCTCTGGAACAGGAATGCTTTCGAGGCGAACCAGGGTCTTGCCACCTTCGACATGCGTATCATCGGCGCTGGCGGCACGAAGAAGTCCCAGTCGGGCATCAACGTGTACCTCTACTGCCAGTACAGCATGCGTGCGCGCTGGAAGAAGGCTGACGGCGCGGCTGCCCCAGCCCTTCCGGCGGTGCGGCACAACACGAAGTACATGAGCGAGACGGGATGGGTCGCGAACTATGACCAAGGCCTGACCTACAATGCGTCCCTGATCACCGACCTCCAAAGCCAGATGGCTTCGGCCGGGTGGAACGATCCGCGTTCTTCGCGCGGCATCGGCACGAGCATGGGCGAGACGGGCGGTCGCGGCGACATTGGCGAAAACACGCACCCCAACGCGCTCTGGCTTGCGACGGGGCACCCTGTCGCCGCGAAGTACGCGATGGATCAGTCCGACGCCGCCGGGCAAATCCCCTGGCATCCGTGGAATCGGAAGTACGGTCGGTGGATCAATCCAATTGACCAGCCGTACAACCGCGCCTCTGCCGATCACGATTCGAGCTACCGGCGCTCAGGCGCGGAGAAGAATCCGTGGAGTATGGACGCGGGCCATATGCCACAGAACAACTTCGTTCCGTACCTCCTGACTGCCCGTCGCGTCTGCCTTGACCGGCTGATGGGGCAGGCTGCCTGGACTATCATGGAGAAGGCGCCGGCAGGGTTTGAGCGGGGTGTTCCAAGCGCCACCGACGCCGATACCGATGCCGGCAGGCAGGCGCGCAAGGACAGCATCCTTGCCAATGCGGCTGGCGTTGACTTCACCTATGGCGTGCAGGTCCGCAGCGGAGCCTGGACGTGGCGCAGCCTGATCGACGCGAGCATTGCGCCCGTGTCCGAGACACCGCACGGCGACTACTTCCGCCGCTGTGTGGAAGCTGTGATGAACAGGTGGACGCGCGCCAAGGCTGCGCTAAAGACCCAGCAAGGGGAGCTTTACGGGTTCCCGCACGGGTGGGTCTACGGCAACCCCTGCAATGGCTGGGGCGCGTCCTGGCAGATGGACATGACGGCCTCGCAGATCGTGCGCGGCGCGTATCTCGGCTACTCCAACCACCGGGAGTGGCTGCCGCACGCGGACAACTGGTTCTCGGGCCGTTTCACGAACAACTCCAAGGGCTTCAACCCGGCGGACGGCGTCCAGTACAACCTGCGATTCTCCTCTGTCTGCCCGGTGGGTTACAACATCGAGTACACGAAGACCTGGGCGGCCCTTCAGGCGGCCACCGGGAGCGGCACCTACGGCGCGAACTTCTCCAAGGTCACCAGCATCGGCAATGACTATGTCATGCGCGCCGTTGCGGTGAACGAGCAGTGGATCGACGTTCTGGAGAAGTTCGGATACAGCAGCACGCGGGCGAAAGACGCGCAGACCTTCCTGGCAGGCGTTCCCAAGGCGATGACCTTCACGGACCTCGCTTCCTACCAGCGGACTCCGCAAATCAGCATCATCCGTCGCGGCAAGACTCGTCAGCCATAAGGAGGGCGCATGTCGCTCACTCGCCTCAGCACGGGACTCAAGTTCACGGCCGCCGCGATGGCGCCCTACAACACGACTCCCAAATACGCACTCTTCGCGTTGAAGACGCCGTCGTTCGACAGCTACGCGGCGTTCTTCCAGATGCGTGGCACGGCGTCAGACGGGTATGATGGATACCACAACCTGATCCTCCAGTACGGCATGTATGTCGTGCTGGAGGATCGTGGTCGGAATTACGGCGCTCCACTCGGCGTCTCGGTCAAGGCTGACCCAGGCTACAACCTGAGCGCGGACGGCAAGGTCAATAAGTGGACGTGGTTCCTGATCCACATCGACAGCCTCAGTGCGCGCGGATTCCGTGTCGGCGGCTCCGTTGACTTCACGGTTGGCGGAACCTTCAATACGCCGGCAGCCATCAGCCGCATGGAGATTGGTTGGGGTCTGCCTGACAGCGCGAAGATCGCGCACGTCCACTGGTTCTCGGCGCTTAGCCTGACGCAGTACAACGCCATCGTGGCCGGCACTCTCGATCCGTCCACCGTGGAGACGTTGATTGACGGCTTCACCTTCAAGTCTGGTATGTCGTCGGTGAAGGGTCTTCTGACGGCGACGCCGTACAATGCCACGACGCCGCCTCAGATCGACAGCAGTGACGATCCGGTTGTTGGCTCCTCGCCGGGAGGCGTGACGCCCCCGGCAGGCGACACCCTGATCCGCCGCAGCGGCGGCTTTGGGTGGTAGGCGGAGGATGCCCAAGAAGATCGTCAACCTGTTCTCCAGATACTTTCTGGAGACAGTGTCGGGCTGGAGGATAATCCACTGGATGGCCACGGCAGTCGTGCTGTGGCTGTCCTTCCTGTTCTTCCTGCCCGGCGACACATTCAAGCTGAGCCCAGCCTACACCTACTTCGCGGACACGATGAGGGAGGAGCGCTGGGCCATCGCCTTCCTCATCGTCGGCGTCGTCGGGCTCATGTCGGGAGCATCAACCGATCTCCACCTGAAGATCATCGGCAGCATGCTCCTGAGCATCGCGCATGGCGTGTTCGCCACGCTGCTTTTTCTTGGCGCTCCCCTATCGACCGGCTCCGGCACATACGCGTTCATCGCCATCGTAACGACGCTAAGGCTGTGGCGTCTTGTGAAGGTGAAGTCTCATGACGGATGAAGCGAGGGACCTGTACCGAAATCCGACCACGATGACTGGCCGGCTGAAGAAGACCCTGCGTGGCATCTGGGCCAGGGAGCCCTGGTGGGCTGAGTTCTGGGCCGGCGTCAGCACGGTGCTCTGGGCTGTCTGGCCGTACCTCACGGGTGACGGTATAGACACAAGGCCTACATGGTTCGTCGCTTCCCTGCTGCTGGATGAGCACAGGTGGCAGTACGGAGGGATGATTCTTGGATGCGCGAAGATATTCATCCTCCTTCAGGACGCCCCCTACGTTCGCTGGCTGAGGCTTGTGTCCTGCTTCTTTGGTGCGTGGTTCTGGAGCTTCCTGGCGACGTCTCTGCTTATGGTGGACGCGGGCGCTCCCAGCGTCGCGCTCTACATCGTCCCAGCCCTGATCAACGTCTATTCCATGGTGCGCTTGCAGCCGCATGCGGTGCTTAGATGGGAGAACTAGGCCCAGGCGCAGCTTGGTGGGCCGTGGTGATTTCCGCAGTTCCTTCCATCGGTGCTGGCGCCTTCATGTTGCTGAAGTGGCTGGCGGAGCGCCAGGACACGACGGAAGGCCGGCGCACGACGCGTGAGCAGCAGGAAGCGGCTGAGATCGCGCGCGACCGCGAGAAGCTGAACGAGCGCACCAATTCTTGGATCGCTCGCCTGGAGGAGGACAATAAGCGTCTCCGTGGCGCCATCGAGAATAGGGACGACGAGATCGCCGCTCTCGGCCGCTACCTGACGGACCTGCGTTGGTATGCCTGGACCCTGCGCGGTCTGATGCGAGAGGCCCGGCATATTGCCCAGGCGCAGCAGCGCATGATGCCCCAGCCCAACGCAATCCCGCCCATCGTCTGGCAGGAGGAGCCCGTTGAGCCTCCCATGATCCAGCCCCCAGGAGAATAGACCGTGCCGCTCCTCGCCTTGCTCCCATTCGCCCTGCGACTGGTGCCAGAACTCCTCACGGTTTTTGCGGGGGACAAGACCGGGAAGCTGGCGGAACAGGCGGCCGATATGGTGCGCACCGCCACCGGCACGACCGATCCGAAGGAGGCCCAGAACGCCCTGGCCGCAGACGTTGAGAAGCAGACCCAGCTTCGCATCCAACTTGCCAGCATCATCGCGCAACAGGAGGCTGCCAAGGACGCGGCCCAGAACGAGGCGATGCGTACTGCGCTGCAAGCGGAAGTGGCGCGCCTTGCGAGCGTGCAGGGCGCCAGGGACCGCGACACCGCCTTGCGGCAGAGTGGAGAGCGTAATGTGCGCGCCGACGTCATGGTTGGCCTTGTGCTGGTCGGACTCTGCATCGTCGCCGTGATCCTCTGGGCCGGGAACTTCCCGCAGGGCGGCTCCGTGGAGGGGTTCTTCCTGGCGGTCGGCGGCGTCTTCCTGGCCTGCTTCAAGGACGCCTTCTCGTTTGAGTTCGGCAGCAGCCGGGGCAGCATGGACAAGTCGGCCGCCATGGAACGCCTCGCCACAAGCGGCCAGGGCGCGTCAGGGGCGGCCGTCACCACCACGGGGGATGTAGCTACCACCGGCAGCGTGACGGTCCAGACGGGCTCCACACAGCCCATGGCGGATACCCTCATGGACCGCTTCAACCCAGGGAGCGTGCGGACACCATGAATGATCGTGATCTGGCGTCTCGCCTCGCCTCCATAGCTGCCGATTTGGCCCAGCTTGCGGCCGATCTGGCAGTCCCGTGTCCGGAGGTCTCCGCGCCGCCCCTGGCGCCTCTTCCTGCGCCCCTACCCACGGTGCCGGTCGTGCCCGTTGTGCAGCCCTCCACGAATGCCCGCTTCCTGGCATGCGTCGGCATCGTGTTGGGCCACGAAGGCGGCTATGTGAACCACCCGGACGATCCTGGCGGCGCCACCAACATGGGCATCACCCAGGCGACCCTGGCTGCCTATCGCGGTCGGGATGTGTCTGTGGCGGATGTACAGCGACTGGCGCTTGCGGAGGCGCGGGCGATCTATGAGACCCGATACTGGCTGCCCAACAGGTGCGACCACATGGAGCCGGGCGTTGACCTCGCCGTCTTCGACTTCGCGGTGAACAGCGGCGGAGCAATCAAGGCCATCCAGAAGATGCTTGGCGTGAAGGTGGATGGCGGTGTCGGCGCCGAGACGCTTGGAGCTATGGCCCAGTACGAGGCAAGCGACCTGATCGTCCGCATCAGCCAAACCCGCATGACGTATCTTCGCGGGCTGAAGGTGTTTGAGACTTTCGGCAATGGTCTCACGGCGCGCGTGGATCACACCCGACAGGTCGCACTGGCGATGGCTGGATCGAAGTAAGGATGGTGGGTAGGGTAGGAATCGAACCTACAAGCCGTTAGGCGACCGCTTTACAGGCGGCTGATTTAGCCAGTTTACCATCCTACCCGAAACTCTGGGGTGCCTCTCTCCCCCCTGTCACGCACCCGTTTGTCGTGAGGCTTGGCGTGACCTGGGCGTCCCCAGAAGCCTACCCCATGGGACGTGGACCTTCGCTGATGAACATCTTCGAAGGCTTGCGTTCAACCCACATTCGAACTGGCTGTGTGGCACCACGGAACAGTCGGAAACGGCAGTGCGGGCTTTCGCCAGCGGATTAACAATCCGATGCAACCGTAACCTACACCAGTGGTGCCACACAGCCAGTTAGCGCGAGCTATGAAGTGAAGCAAGAGAAGCGACGCTGCGGAACAGGCGGACACGGTCTTTCGTGCTCTATCCACTGAGCTACGGCCGAGTTCCCTCAACCGGGTGGATTCGAACCACCGACCCCGACCTCCATATGGTGAAACCGTACCCTACACCAGCAGCGTCGCAATGGCCGTATAGCGCATACTATCCGGCCACGCAAGAGGGGAGTGTTAGACCTCCTCCTCAGTCTCGCCGGCCGCACTGCCGGTCTCGCCTGTGATGGCGTTCGCCAGGAAGCGGACCACATTGCCGGACCAGCCGTCGATGCGAACCACCGGGCCCTGGAAGTTCACGCCGCGCTGGTAGGGCGCGACGTTGATCACGAACAGCGACACGCCCGGCCAAGTCACGGTGTCATGCGACTGCTCGTCAGTGATGACGACGACGCGGTCCGGCGGCGAGGAGCCGAAGAACTGCATTAGCGCCGCCAGCGCCTTTCCCAGGTAGGTGCCGCTGTGAAGCTGCGAGCCCACTAGGTCATTCGCCAGCGCCACCCCGCGAGAGGACGGCTCATCCATGACCATCACCTGATCCGAGAAGGTGGCCATGGTGCCGAACTCGCAGCGCTCGCGGAGAACGACTGCAAGCCCGGTCGCCGCATCGAAGCGCTTCATTTCACCCTGGCCGGAAAGAGTCTCGCTCATGGAGTAGGACACATCCACCAACACGAGCGTGCGGCCGGGCAGCATCGGTAGCGCGCCGCACGAGCGGAGCATCAGCGCGTCGAGGTCGTGGGTGTAGCTAGGCGCGTGCCGGGCAGCCGCCAGCGCCTGCCACGGCCACACGTCAGCCGCCTTGACCCTCTCCATCGCACCCTTCACCAGTGCGGGAGAGACGCCGACCTGCTCCATGTTGCGGAGGTTCCGCACAAGCGCCAGGGCGCCCAGCTTCCTCTCCGCAAGCAGGCCCTCCCACACCGCGCGCTTGTCGGCGCCCGGCACGGAAAGCTGACTCTCCCAGGTGTCTGGCGCGCGGATGGTGTCGTCGGCCAGGGCCTTCCACACCGCCGTGCGGGTGTCGAACACGACCTGCTGCTCCTCGTCCGGCTTGGCTAGAAGCACTTCGTCCGTCGTCAGCGCCGGGTCCGGGTGCGCCAGGAACATGAGGTCGCGCAGGCGCACGGCCACCTTGTCCTTCAGCGTCCCGTACTTCTGAAGCTGGTAGTTGCTCCAGCGACCGAAGCCGTCGCGGATCGCGGCCTTCATGCAATGCGGCAGCGGCGCGCGAGTCTTCCCAGCCGGCGCGGGGTTCCGGGCCAAGTACATGGCGACCATGTCCATCGCGTCCTTGGGGAGCCGCAGGACCGTCTCCGCCGCCTCGCGCACGAACGCGCGGCCGTCCGGGCGCGAGGCCAGGAGGACCAGCAGGAAGACCGGCGTGTGGCGCAGCCCGAGATCGCGGCGCGCGCGGATCGCGAGGTTGGCGATGAAGGTGGGGTCCACCTTGGCGGCAACGGTCACGATCTGGCTCTCGATGTCCGCGCCATCGACGTAGAAGGTCTTCTCGCCAAGCAGGGCGCACGACACCAGCCGCTCCAGTTCCGTCGCCGGGCTGAAGGTCTGGGTGGCGCCAGCCTCATGGATGGGAGGCAGGATGCCAGACACAGAAGTACGCACGTTCATGCGGGACATGGAGAAAACTCCGGGTTGCCAGGAGGGGTGAACGGCGGCCTGGAACAGAACGGCCACGGGGTTTCTTCATGCGGATGAACCCGTGACCTACACCAAGGCAGCCGCTCGCCACTCCTAACGCTCGGATATGCGCAAGGCAACAGCCGATATGCGCAATGCGTGAGATTTTTTGGAGCGTGTCTGGATGGTGCTGGCACGAGGAATCGAACCCCGGACCCGCTACTTACAAGGTAGCCGCTCTACCAACTGAGCTACGCCAGCACGACGTGACGTCGCGGAACAGTCGGCTGCGGATTGTGGTGGACCGTAGTGCCGTCCACCCAGCCCTTGCGGACTGGCTCGCCCTTCCGAGACGAGGCGTTCTGGAGGATGAACCCGAAGCCTACACCAGCAACGTCACCGCTTGTGTGTGGCACTTCCGCGCATGCCACACAAGACGTGCCGCACGCCCGTTCATCTTGCCGCCGGCCCCGTCGTCTGCATGGATCGCCACAGGGTAACCCGGACCACGTCCCTGCCCGTCTTCTCGTCCCGCCAGACCTGAGCATCGCGGATGGAGGCGGAGAGGCTTCCGGCATTCGCTTCGATTAGCCGCGACCACTCCCGCGCCTCCGATCCGTCAATCGCCACTGCCCGCCCCAGCACCGTCACGTCATGCTGGGCCGCGCCGCGCCCGATCAGGAAGCCGGCGCCGGCCGCCGAGAGCACGAGGCTGATGCCTCCCACAACCATGACGGCCAGGAACTTGCGGGCCTGCATCCAGCGCAGTTCCCGCATTCCCTCCTCCACAGCCTTCCGCACCCCGGCCGCGACGCCCGCCGGCTGGCTCGTCCGGATTGCCGAGACCGCCAGGGGCAGCAGCCCCGCGAACTCCGCCTGGGCCTGGATGACCTGCCCGATGGGATCGTGCTGGATGCCGGCGACATGAGCGGTGCGGACCAGATCGGCCCGCACCGCCTCGCATCGCTCCGTCAGGAGATCACTCACAACAGACAGTCCTCCACCGGGTGTAGCGCCTCCTGCATGCGCCGCACCCAGGAGGTCATCGCGTTCACCATCAGCCCGCCAGAACCCAGCCTGCGCATGTGCTCGGCATAGTTGGAGAACCGCATGCCGTGGTCAATCTCGCTGGCCAGTTCCGGCGCCAGGGCAGGCAGCCGAATGAGGATCGCTCCACGGGATCGGGCCGCCTTGTAGACCGGGTGGGCCTCCACACGGCCGAAGGCCTCAGCCGGATCAGCCTGCCGGAGGAGGGCGTCGCTCATGACCAGCACCGTGTGAGGCGGCTGGAACTTGGCCCTCTCCAGGGCCGCGAGCGTCCCCAGGTCTTCCACGCGTGGGGTCAGGAAGTGCCACATGACGGGGCTGAACCCATTCCCCTCCAGGGCCCCGCGCAGGTCTCCAGCCATCGCCACAAGCCGCTGGAGGGCCGTGTCGCCACCGCCGAACTCCAGCAGCACCGGATGCTTCTCTGGCTGAGCCATGACCCAGTCGAGGTAACGCATGCACCAGTGGGCGACCACGGCAGGGTCGTTGGTCGGTGTCTCCTGGCCAGACGCATCGGTGGACATTGGTTGCATCACGACGTCAGCGCCGTAGGTCCGGACAAGCTCGCGCTTGGACGGGTCCATTTCGGCCACAGCCAGGGTCCTGCCGAGTGCCATGGCGTGGTCGATCAGGAACTTAGCGGTGAATGACTTCCCGCTGAAACCGCTGCCAGCGAAGATATGACAAGGCGTGCCGGTTGGCTTCGGCAGCTTGGCATGCAGGATGGCGTCAGTGATCTCGGGCCGGATAGTCACGACGTTCGTCAGGTCGATGGCCGGTTCCTGACTGAAATCCCTGCGCGAGCGGAAGGGAAGTAAAGCGGCGGTCTTGGGCTTCTCGGGCATGCGCAACGTCCTTTGCGGTGATGTTGTAACGCTTGGTTAGGGCCCAGTCGCGTTCGTACTGGGTCATATAATCGCCCAGATACAGAACGAACCGGCTTTGTCCTGCCAGTTCCAGGCCTGCCAGAATGCCGGCGTACTGTGCCAGTTCTACCGTCTGGGCGATGGTTAGGCCTTTCTGGTGGCCATCATCGCGGGAGCGCTTGGCACCCACCGGCTTGCCGATGGTGAAATCGCCGTTGGCGGTGATCAGGAAGCACAAGCGCCGCCATCGCTCCGTGGTGATGTCCCTGCCACCACGATCCTTGCCGGTGACCATCTGATCCATCCACGCGCCGTACCTGAACCTACTTCCAACACCTTGCAGTGTCCCGACCATGCGTCCTCCTGCTGTAGCACCCTCATGGCTGAGCCGTGACTTGGACTGACCAATATCCGATAGCCACTAGCGCGTCCCACTATCACTGCGCTAGTGTCCCACACGTCGAGGCTCAGCGACCGAACGTGTAGCGCTATTGCTCGCTCGGTGAAAGCCTCATGTAGCGGTTTCTGCGCATAAGGAGGGATCATGGAGGCGAGCCAGAAGTTGCTGGAGGCGCTTGCGGCGGCGGAAAATGCCGACACGAGGATCAGCGCCTATCTCGTGAGGAACAGGGAATATCTCTTGAAGGTCTGGCATCCCGATCCGGACAGGAAGCGTCCAGCATCCGCAAGGATGTGGGCTAAGCGCGCTCAGGTGCTCTCAGAGCAGTTCCCTGGCCTGACCGCGAACGCCCTTCGCATGGCGTGGTACAGGGTGCGAGCAACCGCGCCCAAGACCGAGGCGGCCCCTCCGCCCGTTGCGCGTGGCGGCTTTGGGCTTATGAGCCCCAGGGGGTAAGATATGGCAGATGACGTAAAGCAGAAGACCTTCTCGATCCGCGAGGATGACGATGAGTCCGAGAGCTATTTTGTGAACGGGGAGAAGGTCGGATATTCCAACCACGATGAGGACGGCTGGGCTGGCATGGAGCGGTGCCGGAAACTCTTTCGTGCCACTGCCACCGCGCTAGGAGCGGTCGAGGTCCCGGCGCCTGAGGAAGACGACGAGGGGAACAGCGGAGAGGATGGGGCCTGATGGCAGATGACGTGAACGGCCGACTGGACCGCATTGAAGTTGCGTTGCAGGCTGTGGTGGCTGGGTGCCAGCAGCTATCGAGAGCCGTCATGGCGACGGATGCTTCTGTAAACGTGCTGACCGAGACCGTCCGTGAATTGGTCAACAGCCTGGATAGCGAGGAGGACAGCCCGATGGAGGACGTCATCCAGGCGCTTGCCAGGATAGAGACCGGCATCAACCAGCTTGTTGAGACAGCCGACGCTGCGACATCGAGGAGCCAGGAGATCACAGGGATTGAAGTGAGGGGCGGATAAGCCCTTCATCGCCTTGCGATGATCATGGCAGGCGAGTAGATTGCAAGTGTCTGGCGCCCCGTAGCGCCGACACAACCCGCAGGAGATTAGCTTATGAGCAGCAGGCGTTCACAGCAGGCGGCACAGGCCGCAGCGCAGCCCGCAGAGCAGCCGGCCGTCGCGCAGTCCGAAGCGCAGGCCCAGGACTACGCGGATGCCGCAGCCAACGGCATGTCAGGCGAGGGCGACAACGGCGCCCTGGCGGATGCTGGCGATACCGAAGTCGCGGGCGAGAGCGGCGGCGAGGATGCCGGCGCGGCGGGCGGCGAGGGCGATGCCACGGGCGGCGAGGGCGAGAGAGCGGATGCGGGCCAGCCCAGCGCCGATGCCGGCTCCGGCGATGCACCCGCCAATCCTCCCGCCGATCCCCCCGCCGCTGCCCCGAAGGCCCCGAGGGCTCCCCGGACGCCGCGCGTGAAGGCGACGCCCGTCTTCGGTGACATCGAAGAGGACGTGCCCCTCCCCGAGGAGGCGCCGACCCTGGAGGGCCGCGTTCGCCACCTTCAGGCGAACCAGTCCTTCAAGGTGGACGGGATCAAGGCCCAGACCATCAGCCGGACGGTCAACGCCATCAAGAAGGGGACGGACATGGAGTTCGTCGTCAAGGGCGAGGGCGAGGGCTTCCGCATCTTCCGGAAGGCCTGAGCCGCCCGGTACTGGCCCGCGCCGCCCCAGGGTAGCGCGGGCCTTTTCATGTCCGCAGGAGAGCGCATGTCCCCGACAGAGAAGGCCGCCACCCTGTTCCGCCAGGGCTACAGTGAGGCGGAGGTCATGCGGAAGGTCGTCGGCCTGTCCGCTAGTGATGCAGTCCGGATCGGGGCCGGCGTTCGCGCGGAGAGCGCTTCCCCTCCGGCGGTCATCGAGCACGAGGCGGAGGCGGCACCGCCGCCTGCGCCGCCTCGCCAGCGCGGCCTGAGCCAGACGTCCATGACGCTTCGGTCCATGCTGTTCGATGAGATTGCGTCCCTGCGATCCGGCAAGACCACGCCGAAGCAGGCCCTGGCGGTAGCCACCCTGGCCAGCACGATCTGCGACACGGTGAAGCTGGAAATCGTCGCCGCCCAGGTGGCCGCCACCGGCCGGCGGGCTGATCCCCTGAAGCTGACCCAAGAGCCGGACTGATGGTCCTGAAGCTCACCTTCCTGACCTGCGGTGTCTGCGGCCGGCTGATCGACGGCGCCACGGTCATTGACGATGACGAGGACGCAGAGCCCGCCTATGCCTGGGCGGGGCACTACTCTCTGCCGAAGAGGCGCTACCGCCGGATGATTGCTCCGGACCTCTGTGACCATTGCTGGTTGGAGCACCAGAAGCAGATGAACAACCGCCGGGGACGGCGCGGCCACTACCACATCCCCCCTTTCCATGCCGTCTATCTGTGGCAGTGGGTGGCGGACCGGCTCCGCGAGGAAGCCGAGAGGTATGGGCGGGAGGAACGTAGGCTCCGCCCGCACCACGCCAAGCTGGCCGAGAAAGGCCTTCAGAGGTTAGTGGGGCGCTAGTTGCGGCCCCGCCAGTTCGTGTTGCCCTTCGGGGCGCCGGGGCCATTCTTGGTCCGTGGGCCCATCCGGACGCAGCGGGATCGGGCCGTTGCGACCTCCATGCCCCAGGCCTCCGCTACCTCGCGGTAGCGGCCCTTGCGCTTCAGGATGTCCCGCGCTGTGCGGTAGTCCTCTATGGTCACGCCCCTGGGTAGGCTGTTCTTCGTCATAGCCATAGCTTGTCCTCCGTCTCGGGCCTTCAGGCCCCCGTTGATCCGAAACCGCCGGCCCCACGAGCCGCGTCCGGAAGGGTGGAAACTTCCTCAAAGTCAGCGCTGAAGATCGGGCAAAGAACTGCCTGAGCAATCCTCATTCCACGCTTGACTGTGAAAGCGGTCTTGCTGGTGTTGAGAAGAACGACCTTGACCTCTCCACGATACCCACAATCAATGGTGGCTGGGGCGTTCAGGATCGTAATGCCGTTCTTTGCAGCAAGCCCAGAGCGAGGGCGTAGCTGCCATTCGTGACCCGGCGGAAGGCATACACAAAGCCCGGTAGGCACGAGAGCCCTGTCACCGGGCTGGATAATCAGCGGCTCATCTTCCGGGACAGCGGCGCACAGATCGGCGCCAGCATCGCCTTCATGAGCGTAGCCTGGGAGAGGCAAGTTCTCCGCGTGAGAAAGTCGAGAGAAGAAGATTTTGAGGTTCACAGGCCGACCGCCTTCTCATCAGACCAGCCAAGTATATTCAATCGAGACCTTAAGGTGCTGTAAGTGATCCCGAAGCGGCGTGCTGCATCAGCCATCGTGATGCGCTCTCCCTTGATGTTAAGGATATGGTTGTCGGACTTGTTGTTTTGTTGAGTTCGCCACGGACGCCATTCGCAGTTCAGTGGCTCATACCCTTTATCGTTGTCTTTTCGGTCTAAGGTTAGACCTTTTGGTCTTTCTCCCATGTCGGCCAAGAACAATCGAAAGTCATTCCATCGTTCGCAGACAACAATCCCTCTGTCAAAGTAGCGAGAGGCGTCTGGACTTTCTTTGCGGCATCGGCTGTGCATGTTGCACCACGCGATGTAAGTCGCACTCTGCTCTCTTCGGGTCGCATGCCCATGGCTAGACCGCGAACGACATTGCTCCGTCTTCTGGTCTCGATTGAAGCAGCCGCAGGACTTTTTATCACCCGACTGAAGGTGGCCGGTGGTGGCTTTCACCACCGCCCCGCAGGAGCATTTGCAATCCCAAACAGCGCCCCTTTTGGGGACGACATGCGAGAGAGAAAGAACGGAGAGTCGCCCGTACCGGCAGCCAACCAGAGACCTTACTTTTCCCGGCACTGATCCGTCCTCCATAGTTCCTAGAACGTGTGTATTCGATTCGAACTGCTAAGGCAAGGAGTCATTCTGTTGCCTTCCATGTCGGGCAATTTGTGTGGGCTTTCCGCCGGTCGATATAACCGCCAGATGGTGCGGGAACGTCGCGCTCGGCGTGGCTCCAAGTGTGGTAGTAGAAGGCGCGCGGGATGATGACCTCCGGCATTCGCCACTGGCACTGACCGTCCCCGCTGGGATGCAGCCGGCCAGTCTTGGTGCGCTGCCACTTGGCCAGCGCACAATTCGTGCAGTCCTGCTTTGCTGCGGTGGTTGTTGTCATCTACTGCTCGGTGGACGGCGCGGGGTGCGTCGCCTTGTTGGTGTCGATGTCGCCCATGCCCATCAGGAAGGCGAAACTCCGGGCGAGCTTGGCGGCCTCTCCGATGGAATCAACGATGCTGGTAGCGGCGGCAATTCCACGAGAGGCGAGTTCTTCCGGCGTCTTGGTTGCATTAAGCCCCTTCGTGACATGCACCAGATCAAGCGCGCTGCTCCAGTCCAGCAGGAGCGTCATCGGGTTCTCGCCGCAATCCACCATCGAGGCGAAGACCTGAAGGTTGTGGCCGTCTTCCTGGCCGGCGGGAGGATGGGCAACGCCAACGGCAACCCTACCGCCCGCGACCTTATGTTCCGCCGCAGCCATCAGAAACTTCATGATGATCTCGCCGGCCTCTTCGCGGTCAGCAGCCACCTTCACCTTCGGGTCGTCCACGTCATGTCCTCCTATGCGGTAACGCGACACTATGCGAACGGAAGCCGAGTGCGCAAGGGACAATATGCGCAACATGAGCACGGTTTTGTGTAGAGACGGTGTCGCGTCACCGTGTCATAGGTTTTGCCTCGGCAGAGGCCGCAGGCTGTACCATTCCGGTGCAACAGACAGGGGACGCAATAGATGCTTGGTGGATTTTTTGGTGGCGCGAAGGCCGCTGTTGGTCAGGCGATGCAGAAGAACCTCGTGGAGGCCATGGGTGCCGGCGGCGTGTTCATCGCCATGGCGGATGGAACCATCGAAACGAAGGAAACGCAGGCGATCACGGAGGCGATGCTTCAGGTCCCGAAGATCAACGAAGCGTTCCGCAATGACATCCGGGCGCTGACCACCCCAGTCCAGAAGTACATCGAACTGGCCCAGGCCAGCCCGCTCATGGCGCGCCAGCAGTTCCGCAAGGAGATCGAGGACGTCCGCGCCAACCGCGACAACGCGCTGCTGGTGGCCGCAGCCTGCTATGACGTCGCGCGACGCAGCGGCGACATCAGCGCGGTGGAGAAGGAGGCCTTCAAGACCGTGCTGGAGTGGCTGGGTCTGACCCTCAGCGACGTCGGTCTGCCGTCCAGCTTCTGATCCTCCGGGGCGGGGTGTAGAGCCCCGCCTTCCTCCTGGCCCCTTAGCTCAGCGGATAGAGCGCCCCAATCCTAGTGGGGAGGTCGAAGGTTCGAGTCCTTCAGGGGTCATGACCCCGTCGTCTAACGGTAAGGCACTGGACTGCAAATCCGGGAACGGGGGTTCAAGTCCCTCCGGGGTCTCCACCCAAAAGCAAAGGACAGAACGTGTTCGGTCGCATCAAGGGACTGGGTACAGCGGCCATCATCGTGGTCGGCGGCTCCATGGCAGTGAACCTGATCCAGTGGATCGCCAACAGCGTCGTGGATATGTTCCTGATCCTGATCATCTTCGCCGTCTTCGCCGTTCGCGAGACTATGTCGAAGATTCGGATCGGTAAGCTGGAGAGCCGGAACGCGGAACTGGAGCGCGACAACGCTGGCATGCGGGCCGTCTCCTCCTCCATGCCCGGTGTTCTCTCGCGGCTCAGGCAGGGGTGAGGAACGGCATGACGCGCCTCACTGGAGCCGAGAAGGTCGCGCGCTACCGGGAGCGGAAGGTTAAGAGCGGGCTCGTGGAGTTCCGCTTCTGGCTTCCGAAAGAGGGCGTCGAGGAAGTCAGGCGCTGCGCGGAGCGTGTGAAGAAGCGCCTGCTGAAGGCGAAGACGGGAGAGAGGGATCGTGACGGACCTTGAGAAGTTCCCGGACGTCGTCATGCACGAGAAGGGCGAGCAAGTCAGGACCCTGATCGAAGTTGTGGCGGAAGCCATGTGGCAGGAGGAGAGCAGTCGCGTGGCGGGAAGGCGACGCAGGATTTCCTGGGAAAACGAGAACGATACGATCCGCTACAACTGGCGAAATCTGGCAACAGTGGCAGTTGCCACGGTGGAGGCGCATCGTGCCGAATAAAGAGGAGAGCTACGACGCGGCGGGGATCAGCGGCATACTCTCCGCCTCCGTTCGCGAGGCTCGCGGGCAGACGGCCTGGGCCGCGAAGCACGGGGTCTCCGTCTCCTACCTCAACGACGTCATGAACGGCCGCCGCGCTCCCGGCGCCAAGATTCTGAACGCGCTGGGAGTCCAAAAGGTCGTGCGTTACGTCACACGACGTAATGCCGCCGGTCCGGAGACGGGCGACGAGGAGGCGGCCAAGGCGCGGCGCGAGGCCAACCGTGCCGCAGCCCGCATGCTGGCGCAGGAGATACGCGCCAAGCGTCCTGGCGCCAAGGGGAGTGACGGTGCGGGATGACACGAAGGTCGTCCTCTCATGGCGGGAGCTACAGCTTGCCGCGATGGTCGGCGTCATGCGGCAGGTCGAGAACCTTCAGAAGCAGCGCGTGGACAAGCACAAGGCCGATCCCGCGCGAGAGTGGCAGACGCATCTGGACGGGGCCATCGGTGAGGCGGCCGTCGCGAAGTGGTTGGACCGATACTGGAACGGCAACCTGGGCAACCTTGATGCCGACGACGTCGGGAAGTTTCAGGTTCGCTACACCTATCGGGATGACGGCCGCCTGATTCTCCACAAGGAAGACGGCGACGACAAGGTCTTCATCCTCGTGACCGGCATCCAGCCCGTGCTGCGGCTGCGGGGATGGATCAGGGGGAGAGACGGAAAGCTGCCGCAATACTGGACTGATCCCAAGACCGGACGCCCCGCATTTTTCGTCCCGCAATCGGCGCTGAAGCCCATGAGGAGGAAGGAGGATAAGGGATGAACCGTCGCCACCTTTGGCGTATCAGCCAGCCGGGCAGAAAGTCTCGGCGTTGGTACTTTCCGCACCTGTCGTGGGTGCTGGACAATAACCGCTTCGTCCGCTCTCTTTCGCGGCGTCGCACGCTTAGCCGGGAGGCCTGAATCCTAACTTATCGAACAGGCGCGGCTGGCGGCATGATGGCCGCCACCGCAATGGCGAGCTACTACACGCAAGCCGGCGTGGTGACAGAGCAGGACCACCTTCGGCTTGCCGAGTATTACGGTCGCGGGCACGGGGCTGAGGAGGCGATCTCCGCCGGCCTTGGTTGCGTTCCGACCGCGCGCGTGGACATGGACCCGGAGCTTGCGGCTGCACTCGGCCTGAAGGCGGGCGCGGCCATCAGCGAGAAAGAGGTCGCGAATATCCTGGCGGGACTGCGCGCGGACGGCACGGCCCTGCCGGTGGCGCACGCGTCGGCACGGCGGATGGGCGGCGAGAACGGGACCGGCCACCGCATCGCCTATGCGGACCTCTGCCTGTCGGCCCCGAAGGGCGCGAGCATTGCCTATGCGTTCGCGGAGACCAACGCGGAGAAGCATTCGATCCTCCAGGCCATCCGCGACGCGGAGCGCGAGACCCTGACCTACATCGAAGCCCAGGTGGGGCGGGCGAACCGGGGCGGCGGGCGCAGTGGCGCTGAGGAGTCCGCCCGCATGGGGTGGATCGGCTTCACGCACTTCACGTCGCGACCGACCGTGGAACTGGTCAATGCCGCCGGGGACACGGAGCTTCATCATGTGCCGGTCGCTGGCGACATGAACATCCACACCCACTACATCGTCCCGAACCTCGTGCGCACGGAAAGCGGGCGGCTGGTGGCGATGAACCGCGACCTCATGGACCACCGCATCAAGGAGTTCGGCGCGGTCTATCAGGCCTTCGTGTCACGCAACCTCCGGGCCATCGGGATCGACGTGGGCCTGGACGAGAAGAAGCGGCTGGCCTTCCTGCCGGCGATCCCGGAGCACGTCGTGAAGGCCTTCTCCCGCCGCTCCAGCGAGGGCGAGGAGGGGGCCCGCATGTTCGCTGCATCGGAGGGGAAGGACTGGGACGCGCTGGACCCCGCCGCCCGCAGCGCCTTCATCAAGACCGCGACCCAGTCCGCCCGGCTGGCCAAGGGGACCGCCCCTGGCGACGGCGGCATGGCGGAGTGGCGGCGGCGCGCGGAGGCGCTGGGCTGGAAGCACAGGACCGCCATCACCCTGCCCCGCCACGGCCTGCCGGAGCCGTCCAGGGAGGCGCGAATGCAGGCCTCCTCCAGGGTGGCCCAGGGGGTGCTGGCGGAGGAGCTTGAGCAGCGCGCGGTGGTCTGGGGATCGGACGCCCGGCACGCGGCGGCGGTCGGCCTGATCGCGGGTGGGATCGAGAGCGCGCGCGACATCGACGCCATCACCCGCGACATGCGGGAGAACGGCGTCCACCACCACGGCCAGCAGACGACGGTGATCTGGCGCGAGTTCAAGCCGGGCAAGACGAAGCTGACCACAGCCCTGCACGAGAGCCAGGAGCGGGAGCTTATCGCCCTGGTGCGGGAGGCGCGGGAGGATCGGGCGGCGGACCTGCCCCAGGCTGCCCTGGAGGCGGCTGTGGGGCACCTGAGCGTCAAGGGAGGGGTGGACTTCACCAGCGCCCATGGGCAGGCCCAGAAGGCTTCTGCGGGCGTCCTGGCGGCCTCTGGGCGGTGGGGGCTGATGCTGGGCTCCGCTGGGGTGGGCAAGACGTCCCTGGCGGCTCCCCTGGTGGCTGCGCGGCTGGATGCCGGGTGGGAGGTTTGGGGAGCGGCGCTCTCCTGGCGGCAGGCGAGGGCGCTGCGAGACACGGGGATCGAGGCCGGGAACCTCCGGGCCCTCCAGCCCTTCCTGCGTGCGGTGCAGGAGGGGCGCGTGGTCCTGGGCCCGAAGTCGGAGGTCTGGCTGGACGAGGTCTCCCAGGTCGGCACCCATCAGCTTCTCACCCTGGCGCGGCTCCAGAAGCAGCACGGCTTCAGCGTCCGCATCCTGGGCGACGACAAGCAGGCGCAGAGCATTGAAGCCGGGCCGGTGATCGAACTGATGCGCCGCGCCCTGGGCGAGGAGGCCATCCCCTCCATCCACACGACGATACGTCAAGCGACGGAAAGGGAGCGGGAGATCGCCGGCCTGTTCCGAGAGGGCAAGGCGGCGGAGGCCCTGAAGCTGAAGCTGGAGGACGGCACGGCCGCGATGGTGCCGGGCGGTTACGGCGAGGCGGTGGCGGCGGTGGCGCAGCGCTGGGCGGAGCGGACGGCGGCCATGGCCGGCATGTCGCGCTGGAGCATCACGGTCTCGGCGCCGACGAATGCGGCGGCCCACGACGTCTCCTCCGCCATCCGGGCGGCCAAGATCGCGCGGGGCGACATCCAGGCGCTGGGGGAGCGGCGGGTGGAGGCGGCGGACGCGCAGGGGGATGTGCGGACCCTCACCCTGGCGCCGGGCGACCGCGTGCGGCTGTTCGCCCGGACGCGGGGCGTGTTCGAGGGCGAGGATGGTCGGAAGCACTCCGCCGTGGTGGGCGACAACGGCAGCGTTCTGGAGGTCCGGCGGGCGGGCGGCGACGGGCTGGTCCTCCGGACGGACGCCGGCAAGCAGGCATTCGTCTCGTGGGACGCGCTCCGGCCACGCGAGGGCGGTGCGATCCGTCTGGCCTACGGCGACTGTCTGACCATCGACAGTGCCCAGGGCATCACCAGCGATGAGCACATCATGGCCCTGCCCGCCGGCTCCAGGCAGGTCCAGGGCTTCAAGGCCTATGTGGCAGCCTCGCGCCACCGGGCGCACTCCTGGCTGATCACCAGCGAGGGGGCGGAGCTACGCGAGGTCGTGGAGCGGCGGCCGGCTGGAGTGGAGGAGGAACCCAGCAAGGCGGACCTCTGGGCCAACGTCTCGCGCAACCTGAGCAAGCAAGACCTGAAGGAGTCCGCCATCGGCTTCCTTGAGCAAGCGGCCAAGCAGGCGAACGCAGCGGCGCACACGCTCCAGGCTGCGGCCAGGGTGAAGGAGTCCTTTCGTGGCGTGACCAAGGCGGCGCGGCAAAGGGTTGTGGCGCGGCAGATCGCGCGGCACATTGAGCGCGTGGCGGACACATTGGGAGAGCGCGTGAGCCAGACAGCGGAGCGTCCCCGGATGACCAAGCGGTACGAGGTCAGCGAGAGCGAGGCCCAGGTCCAGTTCATGGATGCCGCGCGCGCCTTCGGTCTCCGGCCAAAGTCCATCATCATGGATGGCGAATACCATAGCGCTCCCCTGGAGGGTCAGAAGGGAAAGCAGTCCGGCGGCTACCGGGCGATGCTGGAGGGCATCCGCCCCACGATCATCCTCTTCAACCAGAAGACGAAAGAGAAGGCGACCTTCAGCGCGAACGGCGAGATCAAGGCTGTGTCGCCGGAGGAAGCTGCGGCGGCGCGCGCGAGGGCGGAAGAGAGCGCGCGGGCCGTGGAGCAGAAGCGTATCGAGAAGGAAGCCGATGGCGCCGCCCGCGCCGCAGCCTTGTGGCAGGGTGGCCGCCCGGCGGACCCGCAGCACCCGTATCTGGTGAAGAAGGCTGTGGAGCCGCACGGGCTGCGCCAGGACACCTACAAAGGGCAGGAGCGATTGCTGGTCCCGCTCCGCGACATCAGCGGCAAGCTATGGAACGTCCAGACCATCGAGCCTGACGGGACGAAGCTGTATCTGGCCGGCGCCCGGAAGCAGGGGGTCTATTACACCCTGGGGGCACCGCATCGCATGGGCGAGCCGGTCGGCATCGCGGAGGGCTTCGCCACCGCCGCCACGATCCGGCAGGCCACCGGCATGACCGTCGTGGTGGCGCTGGACTCAGGCAACCTGCCCGTGGTCGCCAACGCCCTCCACAAGCGCGAGCCGGCCCGGCCGCTGGTGGTCTTCGCGGACAACGACGGCTCGCTTCCGCTCCGCACTCCGCCCCTGCCAAACGTGGGTCTGGAGAAGGCCCAGGAGGCGGCGCAGGATGTCGGCGGGAAGGTCGTGGCGCCTCCGTTCAATCCGGAGTGGAAGGACACGGACTGGAACGACCACCATGCCCGCCACGGCCTGGAGAAGACGAAGCTGGCGCTCCGGGCAGCTTGGCGCGAGAGTGAGGCCGCGCGACCTGCGCAGAAGCCGGCACAGAAACCTGGGATGAGGATGTGACCATGGACAAGGAAGTCCGGGCAGTGAAGCGGAAGGTGGAAGCGAAGGCGGCCCAGTTCTGGGAACGCACCGCTGAGTCGGCGCGCATCGCTCGCGCCTCCGCCCCGCGACAGAACCCGCCGCGTGCGGCTCAGGCTCCGGATGGGGCCCGTCAGCGCCAGCGCAACGCTCCGGCGATGCAGGCATGAAGGAGCATCCCTACGGGCCCGGCCGCCTCCGGTTCCGCAGCAACGGGACATTCAACGACGGCCATCTGGAAGCCCTCCAGGCGGACGGGTCGTGGCTCCGGCTGCGAGGCGTCCTGAAGATCGCGGAGCTACGCATAGGGGTGGGTGAACTACCGATCCTGAAGGCGGAGTTCACCATGGTCGAAGTGGACGTGGAGGTTCTGACCGAGAACGTCACCTTCAACCAGCTTCCGCCGGAAAGGCTGTCGGACGACGAGGAGCAGATGCTGGCCGCATACCGCAGCCACCTTCGCGACCGTCCTCTCACGGAGGAGCAGGAGGCCTTCCTGAAGCGGCACAAGGAAGGCCTGGAGGAGCTTGATCGAGAGGGCTCCGCTGGTTAGTATGCGCGGGCTGCGGCGTTGGGGACGGACCCATCCATCCAAAGCGCCAGTGATGGAGTGACGAAGAGGCGGGGAGATAAGCGGGATTCGCTGGCGTGGTCCCGGTAATCAGTGATCCGACCTCATGTCGAGCCGGTGTCGAGCCCGGTCCGCAGCACAAGTGGGGCTAAGATAGCGGTAGTCGGCCGGTCTCCAAAACCGTGCAGTCGTGGTTCGAATCCACGGTCCCGCGCCAAGTTCGATCTGTAGGGGCCTCCGGGCGGTGCGCCCCGCAGCAGAAGGCCCGGCTGGTGAGGGCACATCCTCATAACCAGCCGGGCCTTCGGTCTTTTAGGCAGTCGGCGTCGTGGCCGAACCCTTGATCTTCTCCCAGAGCAGACGCCAGAAGTTCAGGATGGCGCGGCTGATCCAGGGGGTCGGGAAGATGACGGCGATGCAGTAGCCGACCACGATCCAGAAAATGACGTCGAGCATCTGATCCTCCAAAGGGTTGAGGCGACCTTGTATGCCACAACCCTTTGGGGTGCCATTCACATGAACAGCGTGCCGACCCAGCCGATCAGAAGCGTGAGGGTCACAACGAGGAAGGCAACGCCCATGCTGGCCCAGGGTCCGCGATCATCCTTCGATACTGGTGCGACACGGTAGCGAAGGACGTTCAGCAGGACGATCACGCCGAACAGCACCATGATGCCTGGATTGGGCACTCCGAAGCCGGGCACGACATACCAAGCCCAGAGCTTGGACGCGACCCACGCCCGGAACAGCAGAATGGGGAGCGACACCAGCACCAAGAGCGCCGGCACGAGGAAGACCGCAGCGGCCCCCGCGCCCATCGCCAGCTTTTCGTCGGTCGTCATGTTTTCGTCTTTAGCCAAGTCCGTTCTCCTGTTGTGTTGGTGGTTCATTGTGCTCACGCGCCGCCGGCCGCGTCAGCCCAGACCGTCTTGGTCTGGCGGCGGGGCGGATTGGTGCGGCAGGCCATGAAGTAGAGGCCAGCCGAATAGGTGAAGTTCTCCGCCGTGAGCAGGTAGTCGATGACATCGAAGGCGATGCCGCCGAAGATCAGAAGAAGAATGTTTAGCGCAAAGAATGCCAGGAACAGCGTTGTCAGCAAGGGCCGTAGCATCCGGTGCATGACCCTGGCGACCGGAACCATTCCTTCTGACGGAGACGGCGTCGCGTAGATAACATGAAGCACGCAGGATAGGAAAACGGCTTGGGCGAAAGCCATCAACCCGGTCAGGCCGTCATGCGCGTATCTGTAGTAGACCTCCATGATCGTGAAGACCACAGTGCCAACACAGAGAAAGCGACCAATGGAATCCGGCGTCCTCCACCACGCCAACCTATCGGCCACTGGCTGCGCCACATGGTCGATGATCCAATCATCCATCCTCATGTCACACCCTCACGATACTGCGCAGCCACGACGGACCAGCGTATCATCGCTGTCCAGCGCCACATGCTGCACGATGCGGCGCACGCCATCGGCTTGCAGCGCGATGACCTCCACCGATGCCCGGTAGACGGCAGACGTGCCATCTGGAAGCGGCGTCGTGCCACGGACCAACGGGTCGTTCCACTGGTTGTGGAAGTAGCAGGTCACGACGACAGCCGTGTTGTTGTCCTCCAGCACACGCACCCGGCTGCGGGTAGCGTAGAAGCCGGAGAGAAGGAAGGCGCGGCCCTCGCAGGCCTGGGCAAGCTGGCCCTTGGTGCGGGTCGCGAAGCCGCCCCTGCCATCCTCCGTGACGTTCCGGCGCCCCTCCAGATGGATGAAGTCGTCGGACAGGTAGGTCAGCATCCGGGCGCAGTGCTCCCGCCTGACGTCGTCCGGCAGGTTCATGCCGGCGACCATGGCGTCCACCCGCTTCAGGTAGACCAGCAGGGATTCGCGAGCGATCTTCTCGCGCGCCGCCGCGACCTCTGCGGTCTCGCCCGGCGGTGCCATGCGCGAGTAGGCGCGAGCCGCCACCGGATAGAAGGTCTGGCTTAATTCCGGGTCCAGGCCGGCGCCTGGGATGGCCCCCCACATGGGGCCCGGTTCCGCCGCCTGGACGGCTAAGGGCGCGGCGACGAAGGCGGCCAGGAGGAGCCGCATGCGGAGCCCTTTCACGCACGCCTCCGCACGGCAGCCAGTCCAAGCAGCCCCAGCCCGAACAGCGCGGCGGAGGCAGGCTCTGGCACCGTCGTGACGGTGGACATGCTGGTGCCACCGGAGACCTCGCAGCGGGCCCAGAAGCATCCGGTCTGGCCCATGTCGCTGCCCATGCTGCCGCTAAACCCCAGGCCGCCGAAGGTCAGGAAGAAGTCGGTCTCGGAGTCGTTGATCGAAGCCTCCCCGGTCAGGCCGGCGCCGTCGCCGCTCAGCTTGAAGCCGAAGCGGTCGATGCTGCTGGCGCCGTCCAGGCGCGCGAGGTCGAAGCTGCGGAAGGTCTCGCCATCCAGCAGGATCGTGAAGCTGATCTCGGAAAGCCAGGGGATGTCCCGGACGGGCATGCCACCGGCACCGGAGTAGTAGTCCAGCGAGAAGCCGGACGCGGCGCCGTCCTCCAGGGCGATGCGCCCCAGAATGGAGACGCGGCCTGGGCCAGGATCACCCGGCCCTGCCCAGCCTGTGGAGGGGCCTTCCTGGGCGAACTGGTAGATGATGCCGGCTGAGGCTGGCGGGGCGGCCAGCAAGGCTGCGGCGAGGGCGAGAGAGCGGATCATGTCAGTTCCCTTCAGGAGCTTCGGTGGTGTCCACGGTCAACACGCCACCGTCCGGCGCCGGCTGTTCCGGGGTTCCTCCAAGGTGACTGGACAGGCTGGCGATCAATTCCTCGCCGTTGGCAAGGACGTGGCGGATCAGGGCGACGCTAGTCTCTGCCTGACCAGCCTGCCGCTTCTGGAACAGAGACAGGCTCTTGGAGTCATTGCTCGCCACATCAAAATCATCCACCGCATCCGAACTGTCTTGTGCTTCACGAAGAAGATGGAAGAACTCGGAAAGACGGTTGTCCATTCAGACCTCCTGTTGTGTTGTTGCTGGGCTTGTCAGGCCGGGCGAATGCCGGTGAACCGCTCCACCCGGTCCCTACCTTCCTGAGACTTGTCGCCCTCGCGGGCCCGGTCATCGGCCAGCTTCGCGATCATGTCCGGCGGGATCGTGGCGTGCGCCTTCATCGCATCCACCAAACCATCAACCGTCCCGATGCTGTTGAATCCCTTCCCAACCCACAGGACGGTGTCGTCGTGATCCACGGGGAGAGAAGGGTCACTGACGAGACCAAAGAAGGTTCCCATCGGGGCATCCCACCCAACCGCGACCTCGTGCTTCGGGTTCAATCCAGGGATCGTGTGTCGGCTCATGCTGTCCTCCGTCCGCGACCCGTATGCGCCGTCTGCGCAGGTTACGCAACACCTTTCTCCACGCTGGCGGTCTCGTGATCCTCGCGGTATTCCGCAGGGCTCAACAAGGAGGCTCACGATGGCTGTTGGCGTATCCGGCGGGGCAGGTCAGCCCTCCCTGCTGCGGGAGATCGGGTGGAGGCTGATGGCGGGCGTGGCGCTGTTCCTGGCGCTGATCCTGCTGGCCTTCCTGGCTCTGGGCTTCATCTTGTTCGGCCGTTCCCAGCGGCGCCTGGAGATCGGCAGGGGATGCAGCCGGGTGCTAAATGGGTGCATGGATGGGACAGGGGATGTGACCTTCTCCGCCCAGTCCTGGGACGCGATGCTGAAGGGCAAGCCTCTGGGCGCCCAGCGGGTCGCGTTCGTGGACGCCCTGCCCGGCAATGGCGAGGGGCACTGCCTGGACGCGTGGCGGTGGCATAAGGACCACGACCTTCTGTAGGAGCGCAGCATGACCGAGGACACATTCCAGCCGCCGCATGGCAGGGGCCTGCGCTGGGGCCAGGAGGACCGGCGCGACCGGGCCCTCTACAAGACAATCCCGAACGTGGACCTCCTGCCCGCCACAGCCACAGCGACGGGCATCAGGGACCGTCTGCCGCCTCCGATGGACCAGGGGCCTATCGGGGCGTGCGTCGGCTACGGCACGGCCCAGAACGCCTTCGCCGCCATGGCCAAGGATGGCCGCCGCCGCCCCTTCATTCCATCCCCCGTCGCGCTCTACCTCTGGGCGCGCGAGGAGGGCGGATACCCGCAGGAGGACGCGGGCGCGGAAATCCGCAACGCCTTCAAGATGGTCAATCGGTACGGCCTTCCCGCCATGTCAAACCTGAAGCCGCGTTTCGAGCCGCGCGACCTTCCCGATCCGGAGACGTGGCTGTTTCCTCAGACATCCATCTGGATACGGTCGATCAGCCCCAGCAACATGGCGGACGCGGAGCGGCGACAGGTCGTCAGCTATCGCAAACTCCCGCTGCTGGCTGACATGCTCCAATGCCTCGCTGACGGTCGCCCGGTGTGCTTCGGCTTCACCATGTTCCGGAGCTTCTACGACGCATACGGCAATGCGCGTAAGATCATCCCAATGCCCCGCAACGGAGAGCGGGATTTCGGTGGGCACTGCGTCAACGCCATCGACTACGACAAGCCAGCCCGGCTGATCTGGTGCAGGAATCAATGGGGCGAGGAGGCGCACGAGGGCGGCCCCGACTTCGCTCTGCCCTTCGATTTCGTTGCGGCCTACGCCAGTGATGCCTGGGTGACGGAGAGCGTCGAAGGAGCGCCGGCTGCGTAGACAGCGAAAAGGGGCAGCCGCTTCAGGTCGGCTGCCCCCACTCGGCTCGCTTCAGGGTAATTCAGGGTAGTGTAGAGCAGACAGAACGCGCATGCGCGGCGTGAGTTGCAAGCTCCGTCACGTCGTTCCGCGTGGGGCCCTCGCTGACGTAGCGGACCGGCAATCCAAGGTGTTGCTCCAGCCAGTCCAGCAGTTGCCCCGTAGTAATCCGATGGATCGCGCCTCCCAGCCAGACCAACGCCTCCCCCTTCAGCATCAGCGCGTCTCCCTTCATCTGGTCCATGCAGGTCACGGCCAGGGCCGCATTCACCTTGATGCTCGGATAGTCATCGGCCTGGGCAATGTCTTTCCAGATGGCCGCGCGCAACAGGTCAAGGTTGAGGGCCCCGAAGCGCAACGTGCCCTGCCAGGGGTTCGGCTGGTTCGTGGGGTCCGGGTAGGAGAGGTCTGGCGTCTCCCCCGGCATCGGCCCGGCTCCATGCCGCGTGGCGTAGGCGCGCGTCACATAGACGACGTCTAGCTCGCGGATGGCGTTCTCCTGCGCGATCTTCAGGACGTTGGTCAGCCCCGTGCTGGAGTGCGTGACGTGCGGGAAGAACTCGTGGTTCTGATCCAGCAGCAGGCCCTGGGCACCTTCGAAGACGAAGCTGGCTGTGCTGTCCACATGCTGGTCGCTCAGCCCGTTGCTATTCAGCGCCATGTCCCGGCAGGCGCTGATGAAGGCGCGCTCCAGGGCCGCGTTGAAGAAACGGTCCTCCCAATCCCCCCGAGGCCACACGCCCTCTTCCTTGAAGCGGCGAGGCAGCCAGTTGATCAGAATTGCCCCCAGCTTCTCGCGAGGCTCGCCCTTGATCAGGTCACCGTAGGTGATGGGGAAATGCTCGTGCCGAAGCATCGTCTCGTGGATGCCAGCACCGCAGCTACCATGCCGACTGCCACCGCGCGACGACTCCAGAAACTGGTTCAGCAGCATGTCGTAATGCGTGGTGACGGGCGCGCGGTAATCAATCGAGAGGTCGGTGTTGCCGTCGATGGCGCGGAGCCTCGCGCGCTCCTCCTGCCAGACCAGTGGGTTGACCAGAAAGAACCGGCTCAGATGCGTGGAAGCGGACGCCAGGGAGCCGCTACCGAAGTGGCTGAAGACGTGCCGATCCCCGTGCGGCGTCACCACCGTGTGCCCTGCCTGCGCGCCTCCGTTGAAGCGCACCACGACGCCTCCAGGCTTGCTCAGGTAGTCGGTCATTAACCCTTTTCCCTCGTCACCCCATCCAGCACCGATCACCACGGTTGCGCGCGTCATCAGTTGCCATCCTTCGGATCAGGGCGGCGGAAATACATCCTTCCTTCCGACACAGCGAATGGCTGCCAGCCTTCGGCCAGTAGAGCCCGGTAGCTCACACTTCCGATTCGCGCGTCCTCAACCTGCCACCGGCATCCATCCCAATCCATCGTCCTCATCCTCGTCCTCAGGTTGCAGATAGGCGGGGCGCGCTCTCACGCGCCCCATCCCAATCAGAAGTCGGTCAGCGCCGTCCCGGCGGCTCCGGACGTCGCGGCCGGCACCAGCCCGCTCACGGCGCGGCTGACCACCAGGGAGGTATCGCCACCCCAGGACTTCGCCACGGCCGCGACGCTCTCACCTTCGGTGACCTGCATGGCGGAAACCACGATCTCCGCCAGCTTCGTGTGGTCCGACATCCGGATCACGCGCTGACCGAGAATGGCGTTCCAGCTACGCACGACGTGGTCGGCGCCCGCCTGACGGCAGTAGTCGCCCTCCTCCGCCACGATGTGGAAGGTGTGCCAGTTGCGCTGGACCATATCCAGCAATTGCTGGGTGGTCAGGTCGGTCCACTGGCCGGGGCCGAAGACCTTCTCAAACTCCGACGCGCGCACGACCTTCGGGCATTCCTCATCGCCCACAGTGAAGAGGTAGCCCTTCTTCCCGCGCTTCTCGATGGCGTCCGCCGAGACCTTCATCGCAGCGAAGTACCAGGGGAGCGTGTAGGACTCGCTGTGGTTCCCGCCTCCGCCGCCCTCGATATGCAGGCTGATAAGCTGCTCAGCGAGACGAATGTCCGCCTCGAATTGGCTGACCTGCAACGGGGAGCGGTCATAGGCGACGTCACCGATGCCCATGAACATGATGTGCGGATCGGTGACCGGCTTGCGGTCATAGATCGCCTCGAACAGCACCTTCATGCCGCTGTTGGCGATGGTGTGTGAGAGACTGCCCATGCTGCCGGTGACGTCCAGGCCGACGATGACCGGCGTGGACTGCGGGTTCGCCGCACTATCGCGGCTCTCGCGAACCGCGATGTCCTTCGGGTCCAGGGCCGAAGTCATGGCCCTCGCCGTGAACGCGCTGCTGATCGGCGCGGTGCCGCCCTTCGTCGCGCTGCGCGTGAAGGAAGCGAAGTCGGTTGCGTCGAAACGTGATCCACCCATGGGGGTCAGCCTCCGTAAATGTCGCTTGGTGTGATGGCCAGTTCGATGAAGCGACGAGCACCGAATGAGGCCTGAAGGACGGAGGCCCAGTGCCGGTATTCGGCAATGGCGTCTCCGCCACTCGCAAGCCGCAGCCAATCGGCCATCGGCTTGGGAATGCTGCTATCGGCTGGCAGGCGCATGCCGGACGGGTCGCCCAGCAGTTCGCGGCCCAGAAGCCGAACGAGAGTGAGGTCGGTCGCGGGGCTGGAGACCTTGCTGGCCAGCACCGCTCCTGGCGCGTTCCGCACCGTCCTGGCGGCTTGCTTGCGGGCCATGCGCTCCCCCACCCTGGAAGCGTGCCACCAGCCACCCACGACGCTGGTGGAGTGCTGGCGCGGGTTAATGAAGACCGTGTCCAGCGACAGGTCGTTGTGGGTAAGCCTCAGCACGCCCAGCACGCATGCCCAGTGCATCAGGTCGGACATGACCCAGGCGACATGGCGGGGATCGAGCTTGCCGCCGACGTGCTCCAGCAGGTCCCGCGCCCGGACGCTCTCCGGGTCGCGCTTGAGCACCATCAGGATGTGATCCTGCACGGGCGTCAGGGCCACCACCTTCGGGATGCGGGTGTCCATGATCCTGGCCAGCTTCTCGTCCGGGATGATCATGTCGCTCAGGATCATCGCCGCGCTGTCCATGAGGTCGGCGCAGTCAGGCGCCGCCGCGTAGCTCACCATGGAGGTCCCGATGTAGCCCGGCCCCACTCCCGCATCGAACTCGCGGAAGTAGCGGACGCGCTTCTCGCGCCCGTCCTTGCCGGTGAAGACCGCCAGTCCAGGCACCTTCCACGAGCCCTTGGCGACGCGGTCCTTCGCGGCCTGCCAAAGCACGTTCACATGGGCGAAGACGTCGCCGTCTCCACCGCGATCCGGGTGCCAGCGCTTGGCCAGCGCCTTGAACTCGCCCGCGACCGCATCAGGGCCGGAGAACAGCCGCTCAGGCTGATCTGCGGGTATGGCCAGCAAGCCCGGACCGTCCAGGGTGTCAGCGTTCGGCAAGTCTGTCCTCCGTCCTCGTGGCGGCCCTGGCGTCTTTCCCTCGCCGGGCCTGTTGCAGGCTAGATCACCAAGCCCCCAGCCGTCTAATCCGGCGGAGGGATGATCTCCCACTGATCCGTCAGGCAGCGGACCCGGTTCTGCCAGCGATCTCCGGCAAGGCGGCGCTTCACCCAGACCCAGGGCTTGCGGTATCCCGGCTGGAAGACGATCCGCAGTACCTGCCCCTCGTGGCCGGACACTTCCTTGACCACGTCCCCAAGGCTGACCCCGAAGTCTTCCTTCGCGCGCAGCGCCACGAGCCCCGCCCGCGCCATGTCCAGGCGCCGCTCAAGCTCCTCGACCTCCGCCTCCAACGCCTTCCGGTCCATCAGCCGACCCCTTGTCCTTGCCGGGCTGGGCTCGCCTGGGCCCCGTGCTCCGATGCCGTCTTCAAATCCCGCGCCTGCTCCAGCCGGAGGAGGGAGGCGGTGCGCTGGTAGCCGGCCGCCTGAGCCCGTTCCGCCGTCTTCCGCCAGAACTCCGCCGCGACCTCGTAGCGCCCGTTCTCGCGTGCCCTGCGCGCCTCCTGGGCACTCTGGCGGACCTCCTCCAGGGTCATTCGCCCGTGACCGCCTTGATGGCGTTGCGGAGGTCGTCCATCCGCTCCAGTATTGGCCGCTCGCCGCCGGTCGTGTGCTGCTTGTGCAGGTCCACCAGGGCCCGCTGCGCCGCCTCCAGCAGGAGCTTGCCGGGGCTTGGCGGCCGTGGCTCGCTCCGGTGGTTCATCAGCGCGTCAAGCGAAGCGTGCAGATCAGGCACTCAGTCCTCCGTCTCGGGCGTCCCTGCCCTGCCTGAAGGTTACGCGCGACCCGCGCACCGATCAAGCCTTTATGCGCAGATAGGCAAAACTAAGCCGTGACGTTGTAGGTCTTGGCCACGAACCCCTTGCCGGCGTCGCCGCGCTCGAACTGAGACACCCACCAACGCTTTCCGGAGCAAACCGTGCAGCGGTAGGACAGGTCTGGGTGGTCGCTCGTGGGGTCCGGCTCCATGGCGTGGACACAGCCGCGCGCCGTCGCTTCGCGGTACGTCACATCGCGTCGATAGTGCCCTCGGACCTCGTGCCGACGAAGGCCTGCTTCCACACCCCGAGTCATTCCGATGCGGCGCAGCACCGGAGTGGGATCGACGTCGATGGTGACCACGTTGTGCGCGGCGTAAGGGCGTTGCTTGTTGCCTATCCATCCGCGAGTCAGTGGACGGTCATGAATGTATCGGGTCACGCCTTGTCGGTTCATCAGAAGCAGGATCGTAATGATGTTCCGCAGGTCGCCGGCAGAACCAGAGAAGAGGGTTAGCCATTTATCCGCCCCAACCCGGTCCATGTCTGAGACGGGCGGAAGAACGACTGAGTGCGATGCGCGAAGCGCCCGACGATCCTCAGAATCTTCATCGGAGAGGTTCACGACTGCTTGGTAGGCATCATCCACCGTCCCGCCCGTGGGAATCCAGCGCTCCAGACTGCTTCCCCAAAGAAAGGCATCCAGTTGGCTTCTCGTGGTGCCCAACAACCTGCACGTCCGAAGCTGGCTCTCAATGCTCCAGGGCTGATGCAGCTTGTAGGCGACGGGC